TGGTGATTCGGATAATCCTGATTGGGTGCACGTGTCTTATGTGCGGGATGGTGTTAATCGTGGAAGGTGTCTCAAGGCTTGCCGAGACGAAAAGGGTAAAGTGTATTACGAACCGATCTTCGGCAAAGGCCTCTAAGAAATGAGCTTATACGACAAGGCGAAAGTATTCTTCTCAGCAGCTGCTGGGGCAGGCAACGACGAAGTAGCTTACAACATCAAGCCAGTCGAGAAGCTGAAGGTTGATGAGCACGTTACGAATGGAACATTTAACACGCCTATAGGGAATACATGGGAGGGTAGCTCTAATGTGACGTTTTCAAACAACTCTGCTGTTGTTACAAGCTTGTCAGGAGGTTCTGACAGTGTTTATCAGAACAATGTTTTTGAGGTTGGAAAAACCTATAAGGTTTCATTTGAGCTTGAGCTTAGAGCAGGAGCTGTCAAGGTAGGAGATGGCGGCGAGGGGCAAAGCAATAAGGTTGGTGTTTTCCAAACTTCTGGCAAGCACAGCGCCTATCACACTGTCGCTGACACAGCAGCCAACCCACATAGATTGATCTTTGCTAGGAACACTTCCAGTGGATATGACTTCACTGTATCTAATGTTTCTGTCAGAGAAGTAGAACAGAAAGCTAACGACTTCAGCTTTGTGCGTGGCAGCGACTTGACAGCTACGCATGAAGGGGCTGACGGGTTGATCAAGAAGACGAGACAGAACCTCCTTCAGTATTCAAATGGTTTTGACAATGCCTTGTGGGTGGGACACACATCAGGCAGCACTCGTATCGATACAGTAACTGGCGGACAAGCTGGATACGACGGAAGCAATAATGCTTTTCTTCTAAATAAAGACTCTTCAGATCTTTTCAAAAGAAGAGAGCAAATAGTCGCAGAAACAGCTGGAGTTGCTACATTTAGTGTGTATGCAAAAGCAGGGACCGCCAGCTCAATATCATTAAGAGGCGGCTCTGACGATGGTGCAAATGTACAGAACGGAAACGACGATCGAGCTGATTTTAACCTTGCGAATGGAACGTCTTCTATTATAGAGAATGCTGTTACTTCATCCATGGAGGCTATCACAGGTAGCGCTGGTGATACAGATAGATGGTATAGATGCTCTGTTGTGTTTAAGGATCCCACGCAGCTGGTTCAGATTTACGTCAACTTTAACTCAGCATCTACTGGAACTGTCTTTGTTCAAAACGCTCAGCTAGAGGCAGGGCTCGTAGCCACCCCATACATCGACAGAACGGGGGCTGCTTATTCAACAGCAGGGGTTCTTGAGAACGAACCCCGCTATGATTACAGTGGGGGTGATGCAACTTTGTTGCTAGAGCCAGAGAGACAGAATGTTGTTGATCACAGCGAGTACCTTGGGGCATGGTCTTTTTCTGGTAATGCGAACTCTGTATTCTCTTTTACTCAGAATCATAGCATCAGTCCAGATGGAACTAAAAACGCTTCTAAATACAGCGCAACTGCTAATTACAGATCTATTAGAAGGATTGTTACTCTAGAAACGAGTACAAACTATGTATTTAGTTTCTATGTAAAAAACATTGATGCAACTAGAGCTCGATATAGAGTTTTTAATACTGACACTGGGAGTGGTAGTGGTGCTGATGTAATTGCAGCGACTAACTACTTTTCTAGCGTAAGCACTAGTCAGTGGACAAGAATTGAAGTGCCATTCACAACTGATGCAGTTGGAACTAGTTACGGACTTTATCTTGCAGACGGACTTACTGTCACTAACAGCGGCGACTCAGGTGGAAACATTTTGTTCTGGGGTGCACAGGTTGAAAAAGGCAGCTACGCCACATCGTACATCCCTACTTACGGGAGTGCTGCTACGAGATCAAATGATAATGCGATAATCAAAGACATCAACGCTGGTACGTCTTACACGGTTCTATTTGACTTCGATGCTACGTCAAACCTAGATACAAATACAATTCTTTATTACTTCTTTGATGACAACGATAAAGTGGATCAATCTGATGCAATCTTTACACCTAGGTGGTATAAGACTGGAGCAGAAAATGATTCATTTAGAATTTACGATCAAGAAGGATTGGCATATCCGATTACCAGCGAGTATACCAGCACCACTAAAAAGTGGGTGATGAGGGTTGACGGAACTTCTTTTGACCTGTTTAGAGACAACGCTGGCACGCCGCAAAAGATCACAGGGTCAGCCCTAAGCGGAGCTAGATTTCTTCAAAAGATCTCTATCAGGCCGAACAGGCAGCTCATCAAACAGCTGATTATTTTTGACAGCGCCTTGACTGACCCAGAGTGCGTATCTTTGACAACGATATAAAGAAAACAACAAGTAATGAGCTTATACGACGACGCAACGTTTATCTTCTCTGGTGAGGCTGCAGCTGGCGCCCCACACAAAGCGTATTCACTGAAACCTGTTGAGAAGCTAAAGCCAACCGTCTTAAACGCAAACAGCGATCTGTCTACTTCGGGTTCTCTTAGTGCATCAACCAACAGCTTGGGGCTTGTTTTGACAGACAGCACCGACGCAACAGCCAGTATCGCAAATGGAGTTGTTACAATTACAACTGGCTCTAACGGTTCCGCAAAGGGAAGAGTCTACACTAGTAACGGAACTACCACCGCTTACTTGGAAAATGGAAAGGCGTACAACCTGACGTACACCGTAGTGGAAAACAACGGTGTCACTACTTTCCAGTACTCTGAAGATGGGGTTATTCGAAGCGCTCCATCGACTGTTGGCACACACGCTGTATCATTTAAGAGAGGGCAGACTAACGACAGCCCATACTTCTACCTTCAGACCCAAACACCTAGCGCAAACATTGTTCTGAAAGACATCATTGTCAGGGAAGCAGAGCAGAGATCTCTTGACTTCAGGGTTTCAAGAGATGAGAACCTCGGTGCCACTCGCGTCAAAGCAGACGGGCTGATCGAGAAGGGGAGGGAGAATTTGGTTAAGTACTCCAATACCTTCACAAATGCCGCTTGGCAAAAAAACAACGTGAGTGTTACGGCAGTTACCGATGTATCTGGATACGACGGAAATAGAGATGTATTTAAGCTTGAAAGGACTGGGAACACCCCACACCTTTTTCAGAGTGTTACAGCGTCAGATGTGGTTCAGACTTGGTCTTTTTATGCTAAGAAAGGCAATGTGCCAGGTGTCGTGTGTAGGTTTGATCCAGTCTCAGGAAGTCACATCGAAGTCATTGTAGACCTCACCGATGGATCTAGAATTAGCGGAGGTACGTTTGATTCTGGTATTGGTAGAATTGGATTCAATGTTGAGCAGATAGGCAGCGCTGGGGGCTGGTACAGAGTTTCAGTTACTGGAAAAGCCAACATCAATGTTGTAAAGATTTTCCCAGCCCTTGCCGACGGCTCTGTTTCAGGCACCAACGGAGAGTTCGTTTACATCCAGGAGGCGCAGCTCGAAGTTGGCCTCGTAGCCACCGCCCCCATCGAGTCTAAGGGTATGCCAGCTACAGCTGGGCTCCAAGCAAATGAGCCCAGGTACGATTACTTGACTTCGACGAACGATTGCCCTGGTGCTTTGGTGGAGCCGACAAGAATAAACTACTTCACCAATAGCGAGTACGCTGCTGGGAATACTAATGTTACTGCAACTGTCACTCAGAACTATGCCGTCAGCCCAGAGGGTCTTCAAAATGCATTTAGAATACAGCACCCCAGCGGCACTAATTTTTTAAGAGTCAATACTCCTAATGTAGACATCACATCACTTGGCGATACTTTTACATTTAGTGTGTTTGTGAAGAAGGCTAGTTCAGCGGTATCGACATTTGGGGGTTTTGGCATAAACTTTTTTTCACAGGCCCCCAACTCTACAGGCAAAGTTGCTTACGTCATTTTTGATGAGTATAACGGAACTGCCACCAAGGTTGACAGTGTCGGTAATATGGTTGTGCATCCTGTAGAAAACCATGGTGATTACTGGAGGTTCTCTGCATCTTACACAGACACAGGAAGCAACACTTCTGTAGAGGGTATTCTTTATGCTATGATAAGTACCAACGGTTCTTCCGTAACTGTGGCTGCAGGGGGCTCAAAAGACTACACAGCTTATGGGTTGCAGTTTGAAGAAGGTCCATGGTGTACCTCATACATGCCTACTTACGGTAGTTCTGTAACCAGAGAAAGAGACCATTTTATCTCCCCTGTAGACTATGATGAGTACGCCACTGAAGACTTCACAGTGTTCATTGACTACAAAGACTTTAAGACTAACGGCACCTTGGCGGCGGGTTTGTGGAGAGCATTGTACGGAAATGCTACCTCCAGATCTGTTTTTCAATACAACAAGAGCATTGGGTATGAGGGCTTCCCTTCAGCCACGCCGTCAACACCAGGCTCTGAGTATTCGTCCAACCACGCTGCTGAAGGAGCCAATAAGATTGCCGTTGTGTACAACAGAGACTCAGTTGCTGTGTACGTCGATGGGGTGCAAACAAAATTGGACTACAGCGTAGACACGACTAAGAAAGGTATCTCGCAGATGCAATTTCTTTATGGCGAAAGCAAGATGACAGTAAATAGGTGTATGATTTTTAATCGACCACTTACAAAAGACGAGGCCATCGCCCTGACTACGTAATAACACACACATGAGAAAATTTCGCAAATATGAGTTTGGCAGCCAATCAGCTGCCACAACGAAGATCAACCTCTTGGGCCTTGATGAAGATCACGCACCAAGCCACACAGTGGTTCGGTTGGGTCATATCGTAACTACACCAGCTACTTATGACGACGACGAGAACGTAGTGGAGGCTGCTGTGCTTTCAGACAACTACCACGTAGACGTTCTGTGGGATGGCGAGCCTGATGAGAGTTGGGATGCTCAACTGGTGTGGATCGCGGGCCTTGGTGTCCACACCTTCGGGTCTTCCTCTGCCAATGCAGAGTACTTCGCCAAGTGCAAAGAGCTGCACCCAGAGCTTTTCCCTGAACCATCTGAAGACGAAGAGTAATGTTTTTTGGTCTAGGTCTAACCACATCGTCAACAGCAACGATCATCTCTAGATTTGAGTCGATCAGATCTGAATTTGCTAAGAGGGTTCTTCAACAGGGCGGCACGATCGAAGGTAGCTCTTGCTTCACTGATGATGTTAGGGACTTGACTGCGGTCCATCCTGAAGACATTACTATTGTCAGTGAGTTTTCTTTGAGAGTGGCAAGTCAGGGTGGCGTTATCGCTGGTCAAACCTGCTTGGAAGACGTAGCTGAAGCCCTCATTCCTGACCACTCAAATGAGCTTACCCTAACCCTTGCGTTCGCAAATAGAGTTCTGACAGATGGCGGACTGGTCAGGCAGTATCAAAAAACTTTTGATTCTATCAACGCTCTAACCTGATCAGTTCTCTAATCTTCTGTAAAAAGCCTGCACCAACATGCGGGCTTTTTGCGTTATAGCATACCTGACTCGGTAGTTCATCTTGGTCTCGTCACGGAAGAGGTGATCTTCTCTTGTATCCGATGGTGTGAGCTTATCGAAGTGTTTGTAGATCATGCCAGAACGCTTCAATGGGAACAAGATCCTATTCCCGAAGTTCTTCTTGTTGAATCCGTATCCATCAGCTGCGTAGTTGATGGTCCAGAACTCTTTGTCATACGCCCACAGGAGAAACTCCAGATGGCTGAATGAAATATCGTTGTCCTCACAGAACATGATGCGTGTAGACCGCAGCTCTTTGAGATAGTTCTTGTTGATGTAATCCTCTTTGAGGTATGAGACCTCACGGAAGAGTCGTTTTTTCTTGACCTTGGATTTCGGCATGTTGTCGTATCTTAGACAAAAATAAGCCATGAACTACGAAGACACAGAATTTCTCTCTGAGCTCTACGCCAAGGTTCTTGAAATTGAAGAACTGGTGAGAGAGCGAGGTTACGAAGACAGAGTAATGTCTGCCATTGTCGTAGGTCTCATGGACGAAATTGAAAATCCTGAGAACGAATCAGTAGAAATGAAATCCCTGTTTAGCTACAACCTGGACGGTCAAGATGAGCTAGACATCATCATCGACATCATGAAGAATACATACGAAGAAGGCGGTGGTGAACTTGGGGATATGCTGGGCGATCTCGGCATATCTCTAAACTAATGGAGGGCTTAATAAGAAAGATTGTAATTGGACGCGACCCCAAGGACGGGATGGCGTATTTTGTAGGCATGAAAGCTGGTAGGGGCACAGTCTCTGCCATCGTGGAGGACGAAAGGCACCTTCACAACCACGGGTTCAAAAGATATCTGATCTACATCGAGAACGATACAGAGACCATGCTATGGAAAGTCATAGACAGCATGCCCTGTATCATAGAATTTGACTTAAATTTTTAATATGCGAACGCTAGAATCATTCATTGTAAAACTAGATAAGACACGCAAAGACACCCTCAAGCTCGCAAACGGAACGGAACTCTACCTTGACTCGAAGTACAACGAGTTCCAACACCGTGTGACTGGTGGTGAAATCGTGTCAACACCCGCTAGGTACGACCTAGGCGTAGAGGTAGGGGACACCCTGTACTTCCATCACCACGTTGTAATTCAAAAAGGACAGCATCTCGGCCTAGAGGAGAACGACGGTCTTTACGTGGTTCGTTACGACCACGAACAGACCTTGGCCAACCAGGCTATCGCTTACAGATCTAAGGAGACAGGAGAGCTTAAAACTCTCGGAGGATGGCTTCTCTTAGAACCTATCGAAGAGAGCCAAGAGAATGAGGTTGTAAACGGTATTGAGGTGGTCAAGCTCAAGAAGGTGCCTACAAAAAAGGCACGCTTCATTGAGCATAACGATCGTACCGACTGGATGAATGTCAACCCTGGCGATGTAGTCGTGTACAAAGAAGGTAGCGACTATGAGATTGAAATCGACGACAAGCTGTACTTCAGGATTCGTCAAGATGAGTTGATCTATGTCGAGGAAGGCGCTTAAATTTACAACGTCGGACGCATCTGAGCGACTCATGGACTCTATGGCTGTAGCCATAAACAACATGATCGAAGAGATCAAGCGTCCAGTTGATTCTGAGATCACTGGCTCTGCTAGAAAGGCTGAGCTTCAATCGATCAAGCAAACAGCAGTAGACTGCAAAGAGTTAATTATAGAGCGTCAAAAGCTAGAACAGATGCTCAAAGAATTGAAAAGCAATGGACAAATTGAAGAAGACAAAGACTACTCAGGAGGATTCGCAGAACGATTCTCAAAGTAAACAGTACTGGTGGAAGAACATGACTATCACCAAAGAGGATAGAGATAGGTACAAGTTCTGGGAGGATATGTGGAACGGGGAGTACGAGAAATAATCGTATGCACCTGTAGCTCAGTTGGATAGAGCATCTGCCTTCTAAGCAGACGGTCACAGGTTCGAATCCTGTCAGGTGTACTAATTAAATTGCAACATGGCTGAATACATTTGTAAGTGCGAGAAGAAGCACGAAGAGACTAAGAGTGGCGTTTCCATCAAGTTCGATGGCGAAGGTGCCTATCAAGACATCAAGTGCCCTTGTGGTAAGTATATGGAGGTGAAGAACCCTAAGACTGGGGTGGCTAACCTCGGTCGTATGGATGGCCTTGGCAGAAGTTACTAATGTCAGTTCTGGTAGACGTAGATGGATACGAAGATAAAGGTATTCGGGTCGATCCTAACGGTACAACGGGTGAGGGTATTGAGCTCCATGGGCTTCTTGTTGTCCTCCCGAAAAAGCCAAAGCGATCTGAAATACTCTTCCATGAGCAGCCAAAGTCTATGCAACTGTGGCGACGCATTCCTATGCCCGAAGAGTTGCAAAAGATACGTAGTATGGATGAGTGGCACGAGAAGCCTTCGGAGTTCCGCAGGAAATTTTCTGGTTTCATCGAGAGGGAGTTTGAGCGGAGGCGTGACGGTGTTTGGTTTTACAATCATGGCGTCCCTACGTACATCACAGGCAGGCACTACATGTTCCTCCAGTGGTCAAAAATCGATATCGGATTTCCTTCGTATCTTGCCTTCCAGCGTGAGATCTTTCTCCACATGGCTGCGTGCGAAGCTGATCCCCGTTGTATCGGTCAGCTTTATACTAAGTGTCGCCGTTCTGGCTACACTAATGTCTGCAGTTCTGTTCTTGTGGACGAAGCTACGCAAGTCAAAGACAAGCTCCTAGGCATACAGTCAAAGACGGGTAAGGACTCCCAGGAGAATATATTCATGAAGAAGGTGGTTCCGATTTTTAGATCGTATCCCTTTTTCTTCAAGCCTATTCAAGATGGAACGACAAACCCGCGCATGGAGCTGGCTTTTCGTGAGCCCTCTAAGAGAATCACTAAGAAGAATAAGACTTCGCAGAAGGGTGACGCTCTTAATACGATAATTAACTGGAAGAACACCACCAACAACGCATACGATGGCGAGAAGCTCCACATGCTGTACCTCGATGAGGCAGGCAAGTGGGAGAAGCCTGTTGACATACGTGAGGCGTGGCGTATTGAAAGAACCTGCCTTATTGTCGGTAAAAGGGTAGTTGGCAAGGCTCTTGTAGGTAGTACAGTGAACCCCATGAATAAAGGTGGGGAGGAATACAAAGCCCTATGGGAAGATTCTAATCCAAATGAACGCAACGCCAACGGTAGGACTAAAAGCGGCCTCTATCGCTTATTTATACCAGCTTACGAAGCCCTTGAAGGGTTTTTCGATCAGTACGGAAACCCCGTCATGGAAGACCCTGAGAGTGCCGTGCTTGGCATCGATAATGAGCAAATCGATGTTGGGGCCAAGACGTACCTCAGGAACGAAAGGGAGAGCCTAAAGAACGACCCCTCGGAACTGAACGAGGTTGTCAGGCAGTTCCCATTTACAGAGGAAGAAGCTTTTCGAGATAGTATCGAGGGGAGCATCTTCAATGTGGGTAAAATCTATCAGCAGATTGACCACAACAACGAGCTGTACCCAAACCCCGTCGTCAGGGGCAACTTCATGTGGAAGGAGAAAGACAAAGAAGTCATCTTCTCTCCAGATCCGAACGGTAGGTTCAGAGTGTCTTGGCAGCCTGACCCAACTGACAGGAACAAAGTAATCGATGACCGAGGCAAAAAGAGCCCTGGTAACAGCCTCATTGGTTGCGGAGGTGTTGACTCCTACGACTTAGATCAAACGGTAGACGGTAGAGGCTCTAAAGGCGCCCTGCACCTCTACAACAAGTTCAACATGCACGCCCCAGCAAACATGTTTGTTCTTGAGTACGCTTCACGTCCAGACTTGGCCAGCATATTCTATGAGGACGTGCTTATGGCTGCCTTCTACTATGGATACCCACTGCTGGTTGAGAACAACAAGTACGGTATTGTAAGGTATTTTGAGTCAAGAGGTTACGACAACTACTTGCTTGACAGACCAGAGTTTCTCAAGGCGGGGTCTACGTCTAGCAAAACCAAAGGCATCCCGTCAAACTCACAGGACGTTATTCAATCTCATGCCCAAGCGATCGAGGCGTATATCCACGCTCACGTGGGTGAAAACCTAGATACAGGGGAGATGGGGAGCATGTATTTCAACAAGACTTTGGAGGACTGGATAGGCTACAAAATCACGAATAGAACTAAGTTTGACTTGACAATTAGTGCAGGTCTTGCGCTTCTTGCTGCACAGAAAGTAAAGAACGAAGTGAAGAGGGCCAGCTTCTCTGACAAAGAGTTCTTTAGGAAAAACAAGATGAAAGAGTACCACCGCTAAGTTTAGTATATTTGCGGTGATGTACGCCAACCAGAACAAAACGAGTGCTGGGTTCCCCGATCCGTTAGCATCCAAGCAGATCAAAGAAGGTCTTGCCTATGGGCTTAGCTATGCTAAGGCGATTGCCAAGCAGTGGGGTTCAACAGCTCAGGACAACTCCCTCATGAGGCGGCGGTCCAGACTCTTTGATAGAAATAGAAAGTACGCTCAGGGTACTCAGGATACCACAATCTACAGACAGCTTCTTACGAGCCTTGATCCAAATAACGGCGACGGTAGTTTTTTGAACCTGGACTTTACTCCAGTCCCAATCCTGCCTAAGTTCGTGAGGATCGTGGTCAACAAGATCCTCTCGTCTGAACCGTATCCAAACCTTGAGGCTGTTGATCCTTTGTCTTCCAGTGAGAAGGACATGGAGAGACGTAAGGTTGAGGCGTTGATTAGGAACAAAGAAGCTCTCCAGAAAATGCAGAAGGACACAGGTGTCCAGGTTGCAGATGTAGAGAGCATTCCTGATACTCTTGAGGAAGCGGAAATCTTTATGGGGAACAACATCAAGTCCTCCTCTGAGATCGCTGCTCAGGTGGCCACAAACATGACGCTGAAGTGGAATGACTTCAGTGACTCGACTTACAGACGTTGCGTTAATGATCTCGCCGTGCTAGGCATGTCAGTGACCAAGAGAAGCAACGACCCCAACTACGGAATTAAGGTTGACTACATCGACCCTGCCAACTTCATTCACAGCTACACCGATGACCCCAACTTTGGAGACATGGTGTACGCTGGGCATGTCAAGAGCATTACAATTAGTGAGCTCAAGCGCTTAGCTGGTGATCAGTTTACAGAAGACGACTTCAAAGATATTGCGAAGTCATCAGCCTCAAAGCAAAATTACGACCTCTCTAAGATGAGTCAGTCGTCTTATGACGCTAAGACTGACAGGTACAGGTACGGGTATGACGAGTACATGATCGACGTGCTTGACTTTGAGTTCAAGAGCGTTGATTGTATGTTCTTCGAAGAGAAGGATAGCAAGTACGGGAATACAGGATTCTACTTCAAAGGAGATAGCTACAAAGGTCCATCCGAGTCTGTGTATGAGAAGAGAGTTTCCAAGCTTGAGAATGAGGTTGTGTACGGAGGCATGTATATCATGGGTACTGACAAGCTGTTCAACTATAGCTTGAGAACGAATGTGCCGAAGAACATGCACGATCTAAGCAGAGCGGACCTGTCTTACTCTGTTGTGGCAACGAACATGGAGGAGATGATGCCTAAGTCTATGGTAGACAGCTGCATCGGTTTCGCTGACCAGCTTCAGCTCACTCATCTCAAGATCCAGCAATCAGTAGCCAAGGCTAAGCCTGACGGTATCATTATCGACATCGAAGGATTGGAGAATGTACAGCTCGGCAAGGGCGGTGAGCTCCAGCCTCTTGAGCTGCACGACATCTACGAGCAGACTGGTGTGTTCTACTACAGAAGCAAGAACCCAGAAGGAGGATTCCAGAATCCGCCCATCCGCGAGATCGGAAACTCTGTGCGTAACATCAACGAGTTCATCGCTCTGTATAACCACTATCTCCGCATGATCCGCGACGCCACGGGTATCAACGAGGCTATGGATGCCAGCTCCCCTAAAGGGGATTCTTTGGTCGGGGTGAGACAGCAGGCTATCGCGGCTGGTAACAACGCCATTTACGACATCACCAACTCGTCTATGGTGCTGTTCAAGAAGGTCTGTAAGGACATCGTAAAGTGCCTGCAAATCATTCCTTTTGAGAGCATCTTGTACAAGGCTTACGAGAATGCCATTGGCAAGGAGAACATCGCCATGCTGAACAGCTTCCAAAACCTGGCTATGTACAACTTCGGTGTGCAGGTAGTCAAAGAAATGGAAGACATGGAGAAGCAATACTTGGAGCAAAACATCCAGGTCTCGCTCGCTCAGAAGGAGCTCGACATCGAGGATGCTATTGCTATCCGCCAGCTCAAAGACATCAACCAGGCTGAGAGATTGCTGGTGATCCGACGCAAAAAGCGGATCGCAAGCAACCAGCAGATGGCTCAGCAAAACTCACAGATGCAAGCTCAAATCCAGCAGCAGTCCGCTCAGGCTGCAGCTCAGATGAAGCAGCAAGAGGTTCAGATGCAGGCTCAGCTAGATGCTCAGAAGATGCAGATGAAAGCCCAGCTAGAGATGCAGATGGAGACAATGCGTCACGAGATGACCAAAGAGATTGAGCTTATCAGAGCGCAGGCTGTCCTCGGTCGTAGCGCTACTGAGAAAGAGTTCAAAGAAAAGATTGAGATCCTCAAAGAGGACCGCAAGGATGATAGAGTGAAGAAGCAGTCTGCTGAGCAGAGCAAGCTTATCTCGCAGAGAAAGGGAGAGCGTGGTGAGCTTGATGAGCCCGCAAAGACTCCTGATGCTGGGAAGACGCCTGAAGAAATTGTGAACGAAATTATTGGACAGTAATGGCTACAGTTAATCTAGATACAGCGGTAAGGCTGGACATTGTGTGCAGAAGGAGAGACTCATTTAAGCTTGAGATCGACTTTGGCAGCGTCATCGAGGCCACGACATGGTTGATGCAAGTTAGGGATAGCGCAGGAGGTACTATTCGGTTGGACGGGTTTTCATTTGCAAGGGGTGATGGCAACGCCACAAACTCAAAGTTGACTATCGAAGCCAGTGCTGCTGAAATGAACATTCCAGGAGGAATGTATGTGTACGATTTGCAGAATACAAATGCTCATGTAGACATTGACAGCGCTAACAAGGTTCAAACCTACACTTTTGGTACGTTCAAGGTTGTTGATGACATCACCTTTACCTGATGGCAGTACAAGTCGTACATAGCGGCGGCGGACCAGTCAGTGTAAACGTCACTACAACTCCTGCGATTAGCGTTACGTCACCACAGGTAAATGTGGTTGACGTAAACCCTGCGTACACAACTGGCCAGCCTGGAAACACTGGACCTCAGGGACCGCAAGGACCAGCTGGCTCAAATGGTGCTGACGGAGCTACAGTTACTTACGGCATTTCATGTGAGACTGGCACGGGCAGCACTGAACAAAAGATTAGGCTCACAGGCAGTAACTCAACAACTGATGATGTAGTTCTTGCTGTGGCGGGAGACCTAAGTATTGCTAGAACCTCAGCAGACAAGATTACAATCACCAACACGATTAGCAATCCAGTCTTAGAGGCAGATACGTCTACAAGTGGATTTGGTTTCGTTGTAGACGAGGATAATATGTCCTCCAACCTGAACACAAAAGTTCCGACTCAGCAGTCTGTCAAAGCGTATGTAGACAACAACGTCACTACAGCCAACGTCACAACAAACCTCGCCACATCTTATCAGACTGACAGAGTGACGGTCACTTCTAGTGACGGAACGGATGCTGTTATTCTTGAGGCTACGGGTAGTCAGGCAGGTGTCATGACTGTGGCTATGCACGACAAGCTTGATGGCATCGCTTCTAATGCAGACGCTACCAACTCGTCAAATGTGAATGCAGCTGGTGCGATCATGCACACTGATGTTGCTGGTTCTGCAACTGGCCTTATTACGCGGGCAGCGTCAGAACAATACACTGTTGTGGCTGCCAGCACTTCAAATATATCCGAGGGGTCAAATCTGTACTACACTGATGGTCGTGCAGACGCTAGAGTCTCCGCTGTCATTGACACTGACAACACTTTGGGCAGCCCGTCAGACACTCTTGTGCCTAGCCAGGCTGCAATTAAAACTTACGTAGACAACCAGCTCGGCACTCAGAACCTTTCTTTGGGTACAAGGACTGGAACTACGGTCGCTGTAAACATTTCTGGTGGGGGCTCAAGTGTCACCATACCTGCTTCTACGACCTCGGAAGCTGGTTTAATGACAGAAGCTCAATTTGATAAGCTTGCTGGGATTGAGGCTGGGGCAGACGCTACTGATGCTACCAACGTTGCTGCGGCTGGAGCAGTCATGAACAGCGGCAACGAATCTATTGACGGTGTAAAGACATTTACCTCAACCATTTCTGGAAGCATCAACGGTAACGCCGCGACAGTTACAAATGGTGTCTACACTACGTCTAGCGTCACTGCTCTGTCTGACGTGTCTGATGCTGGGTCTGGCATCATCATGTCTACTGCAGAGAGAACGAAGCTTACAGGCATCGAGGCTAATGCGACTGCAGACCAGACAGCAGCAGAGATAAGAACTCTTGTAGATGCCGCTTCAGATTCTAACGTTTTTACCGATGATGATCACGACAAGCTGAATGCCATTGAAGCTTCTGCTGATGTGACAGATGCAACCAATGTTGCTGCAGCTGGGGCTTTGATGAAGACGGGCGGACAGATGACGGGTAATATCACCTTTTCTGGATCTCAAACAGTAGACGGGAGGGATTTATCTGCTGACGGACTTAAGCTTGACGGTATTGAAGCTAACGCCACAGCAGACCAGACTGATGCTGAAATCAGGAGTAAGTTTTCGGCAGGCACTGGCATTTCTTACAACAGCTCTACTGGTGTAATTGCAACCACTGCAAGCGGTGTCGATGAGCTGAATGATCTTAGTGATGTCACGGTTGGCTCAGAAAGTGCAAATGACTACCTGGTTAATAACGGATCAGGTGCTTTTGTAAACCAGTCCCTTAACATCGTCCACGATGACAGTCCAGAGCTTGGTGGAAACCTTGATGTTTTAGCCCGTGAGATTGTTTCTAGCGGTAACAGAAACATTGTACTCAATCCACATGGGGTTGGAAATGTAAAGCTTGGTAATTTTACGTTTGACGGCGATCAAGATCTGACCAGTAAAGACGATTTCGTTCTTACATACAATGAGAGCGCTAATCTCATATCTCTTGAGGCGGCATCAACTGCTAGCGGGACTGTAGATACAAATGGCACACCAGCTGACGATCAGATCGCAATCTTCACAGATGCAGATACGATCGAAGGTCAAGCATCCTTGACTTTTGCATCTAATGCACTTACGATTAAGGCGACTTCGAGTCAAGCAGGTTATGGTGGGCGGATTCTTTTTGGGGTTGACACCTCGGATCAATACAATGGAGATATTGTAAACTTTGGCTCTGGCCCAGGTGGGTCAAATGGCAATATTGAGAAGGGTAAGCTGTACTATGTAAATAGCTCGCAACAGTGGGAGTTGGCTGATGCCAATGCCGTGGCAACAGCCAGCGGTATGCTTGGTATTGCTGTCGTTGATGACTTACCTCTTTTTCTTGTTAGAGGATTTGCTAGGCACGGATCATGGGTTAGCCTCGGAACTGGAAATCCTCTTTACATCAGTGCGGGAGCGACGGCGGGAGAGATTGTAAGCACCGCCCCAACGGGATCGGCAGACGTTGTAAGGATTATTGGGTACAGCACAGACTCAAGCAGCAGAGAGATCTTTTTCAACCCATCTAACGATTGGATTGAGCTGGCATGAGCATAGACAAAGTAAGCGGAGTTACTTTCAGCTCTATCGACAAGATTGATGGTGTAAGGAACAGTGAGATTGACAAGGTTAGCGGTATAACAGCTTCTTACGCACTAGACAATTTTGCTGGGGCTGTGGCAGCATATAGCCTAAGGCAGCTAGACTCAAGCGCTACTACTGCCATCTCTGTAGAAAATGACCAAGGGACGATTGTGGATATTGGCTTTGATGTCAATGGAAGACTTGATGTTTCGGCGCTTACTTCGCACTGCGGGAGCGGCTACGGTCGGGTCTCAAAATGGTGGGATCAGAGCGCGAACGGGAATCACATGGAGCAGTCTGTAGCTGCTTCAAGACCTCAGATTGTAGATACGTCGGGTAACGTCGTTACTACTACTGACAATTCCATTCGTGCTCTTGACTTCTACGCAAACACCACCGCTCGTTGGTTGTCTGACACCTTCTCATCCAACAACGGGGATCACTTTATACTTTCTTATGTCGGTGAGTTTAGAACCGTGTCTGCGGGCCAGCAAATTGTAAGTCAGTGGACCTCATCTACGTCTACCCAAACGCTTCAAACATCGATTCTGGGAGCGGCTCAAAAACTAAGATTGGCAGCTAGGTATTCCAGTTCTTCAAACCACTTGGGAAGAGCAGACACCACAGCCACTGTGGCTACAGATACAGAATACGTTGTTGTTGGACTCATGTCTGCATCGCCCTATACAGGAGACATTGACGTTAATGGAGATACAGCCACAACCTTGACTGGATTCCCAAGTACAGGAAACCTCAGAACAGCCTCTGCAGGCATGTCTATTGGGAGACGTCACGACAACGGAGCCGCTCAATATCAGGGCTATCTGTCAGAGATGATCATTTGGTCTGCAGGAACTCTTCCTAATAGAGATACCATCATGTCTACTACAAAAGCGTATTACGGAATCACATAATGGCAAAGACCGCAACAGACACAGGCAATAAGATTACGGCTGGATATGTGATCAGGATGGTTGGTTTTGAAGAATACTTTGAAACCGAATCGGGTGCATTGACGTGGGCCAAAGCTGGTAACATACCTTCAGTTTCTTTCTATAGAGACGCCTCTATTTCAGACGAAGACAAGCTTGACGATCTGCGCTACGGGAACCTCATGGAACACTCTTCTGATATTTAATATATTTGCATTATGAAGGCCAAGAAAAGATCTCAAAAGATGCCCAAGAAGTTCTCCGTCAAGAGCGGGGATAAATCTGCGTCTGGAGGTCTTACCGAAAAAGGTGTGAAAAGGTACAGAGCAGCCAATCCAGGCAGTAAGCTCAAGACCGCAGTAACCACACCGCCTTCTAAGCTCAAGGCTGGCAGTAAAGCTGCTAAGCGACGTAAATCCTTCTGCGCCAGAATGAAAGGCGTGAAAGGCCCAATGAGAAAACCAAACGGCAAGCCTACACGTAAGGCTCTTGCCCTTAGAAAGTGGAACTGCTAATGAAACCTATCAAGTACAAGAAGGGCGGTAAGCTCACAGTATCAAAGAAAAGTGTAGGGGTAGCCCCTCCCAAGGGCTACCACTGGATGGAAGAGTCTGGTCGTTACTACCTAATGGAGGGCGATTACAAACCACATCCAGGCGCAGTACCAAAAGCAAACTTCAAACTAGCGAGTCATGGCAAAGGCTAAAAAGAAATTCCCAGACCTGAACAAAGACGGTAAGATCACCAAGGCGGACATCCTCAAAGGAAGAGGTGTGTTCAAGAAAGGCGGTAAGGTCAAGGCTAAGAAGGTTGCATCAAATGCAGCATACGTATCAAGTAAAAGCCAACAGACTGCTGAAAAGATGCTGGACAACAAGCTCAGATCAGAAGGATACACTCGGGGAAGAAGTGACGCTAGAGCTCCTTCATTTAAGCTTACTCAAGACACCAAGTCAGGAGAGTACAGATTCAGAAAGCTTGAAAAGGGAGGCAAGGTGCCTAAGTACAAGAAGGGCGGTTCAGTTAAAGACGCTTGCTACCACAAAGTCAAGGCTGGAGAAAAAGTATTTCCAAGTGCATACGCTAGTGGCAGAATTGCAAAGTGCAGAAAGATGGGGGCCAGCAACTACGGCAAGAGCAAGAAGTAATGCCTAAGGTCAGAAAGACACAGGCAGGCCTTAACCTAAAGCGCTGGTTCAAAGAGGAATGGCGCACTCTGTCAGGAGACAAGGACTACTCCAAAGGTGATAGAACATTCCGTCCTACAAAGAGAATCTCAAGCAAGACTCCAGTAACAGCCTCAGAGCTTACTGCTTCGGAGAAAGCTAGAGCCAGAAAGGAAAAGAAAGAGAAGGGGCGTGTATCTAGGTACCGAAAGAAGAAAAAGGTCGCAAAGTACAGGAAGTAAATAAGTTCTATATTTGCAAAAAACAAAGTAATGCCATATCCAGGATCAATCGACGCGATGACGTTCGGCCAGTTTGGGTCTATGTACCTCAAGACTGCTGCGACTACCATCACGCCGCCAACAAACAAGCTCATCACGGCAATCACCATGTTGGAAGAGACTCAGTTCACCGCATTGGTTGCGAAGGACTCAGCTCAATCTTTCAACACGGTTGCAGGAGGAGCTGGCTCTGATGGTGAGACACTAGGCAACACTCAAGTGTTTCCTCGCGGAGTCACCATCTACGGTAAGTGGACATCACTCAGCCTGACAAGCGGCTCAGTGATCGCTTACGTAGGTGTCTAAGAATAGAAATCAAAATTTAATTTATGGAGAATCAAGAACCAATGACTCCAGAGGCTCAAGTAGAAGAGACCTCTGGAATTTCTTTTATCGACGACGCTACTGTAGAGCAAGCGCAACAAGAGCAGGTTCAGGAACAAACACCTGAACCGCAAACTATTGAGCAACCCGCTACAGAACAGCCTCAAGAACAAACCGAGCCTGAAACGTCAGGTTACGAAGAAAACTACAGAGTAGACTTACAAGATAATCCTACGGACGAGCTGGAGGCAGAAGTACTAAATTACCTGAGTGATAGACTGGGTAGAGAGCTTACTTCTTTCGACGCGCTTACTCCGCAGGAGCAACAAGAGAGAGAGCTTGACGAACGACTTTCAGTGATTGCTGAGTTTGTCGAAGAGACAGGACGATCTCCTCAAGACTGGTTTGTGTATCAGCAGTTGAATCCAGAAAACATGGATGACACTACGGCCATCAAATTTCAAATGGCTCGTGATTACCCCGACCTGAATGTAGAGGAGATCCAAATGCTGCTTGGCAGCAAGTACAAGCTCGACCCGAATCTGCACACAGAGGATGAGGTGAAACTCTCGCAGTTGCAACTCAAGATGGACGCTACGCAGGCGCGTAATGGAATCAACGAGCTTCGTCAGAAGTATCAGGCTCCAGAAGTGCAGCAGAGCGAAGAGATTGAGTCTCCATTTGACGATCAGTGGTACAGTGCCATGCAGTCAGAAACTGAGAACCTCGACGGGGTTGAATTTGACCTTGGAAACGGGCGTTCATTCACTTTCGGATTGAATGACAGGTATCGCGGAGAGCTGGTGGAGAAGAACTCTCGCCTTGACGAGTTCTTCGATCCTTACGTTCAGGAGGATGGGAACTGGGATTACGACAAGTTGAATGTTCACAGAGCTGTCATTGACAACATGGAAAGCATCGTGCAATCTGTATATAAGCAGGGCATGGCTGACGGTCAAAGAGGCATTGTGAATCAGGCGGCTAACGTAAATGCCAGTAGCCCGAATCAAGGATCTGGACAACCCGAAGCAAGTCCTCTTGCTGATCAGCTCAGGAACGCCCTGGGCCTCAACAGAGGGTTTGGTTCAACTTCTTAACAAACAACTCTTAAAAAGAAACTATTATGGCTTTTGGAAAAGAAAATGCTGGAGCCACTAACGTCGGACCAAAGTTGTTCGATGCTACTCCAGGCAACTACACCTCGTTGGGATCATTGATTGACCCAACAAAACCCGATGTGCGCGACTTGTACATCCAAACTTTCGGCGACCAGGGTATCACTGGTCTCCTCGACGTGACTGGTGCAAAGAAGTCAGCTGGAACTGCTGATGAGATTCACTGGTACGAAGAGGGTCGTATGAACAGAAGACTCCTGCTTACTATCAATAGCGGTACCGCAACCATCAAGGATGGTCATGGCTATGTCTCGGGTAGCGGATCTGGGGCTAACGCCGCTGCTGATGTTGTTCAGGAGAACGACGTTATCTTGACTAAGGGCGGTCAAAGATTGATTGTCACTGGTTCTGTTGGAACTGGAACCACTGACACTTTTACTGTTTTGCAGATGACTGGAGCAGCAGCCACGAACATCACCACTTCTGCAGGTGATGAGTGCGTTGTAATCGGTAACGCTTATGGTCAGGGAACTGGTCAGCCAGTTAAGCCATTCGAGATGGACTTGGTGCTTCGCAAGAACCCATACATCATCACAAAGGAGACCTTCCACGTGAACGGATCACAGGCTACCAACATCGGTTGGTTGAACGTGAACGGCCAAAACATGTGGTACCTCAAGGGTGAGATGGACGCTCGTAGAAAGTTCATGAACACTCGCGAAGCTATGCTCGTGTTTGGTCAAACCGCAGTTTCTGGCGGCGCTCCTGTTGCTGGCGCAGTTGACGTTGGAACTTCTAAGGTTACTGGTTCCGAAGGTTACTTCCAGGCTGTGGAGAACAGAGGTATTATCTCTTCTGCTGCTGCTGATCAGAACTTCGACACCATGGACGACCTCGACAGCATCTTGATCTTGTTGGACAAGGAGGGAGCTCCTGCAGAGTACGCTATGTACACTGACAGAGGCACTTCTTTGGCTGTGGACGACTTGCTCGCTTCTGGCATCGCCACTCAGGTGACTGCTGGTTTGCCAGGTCAGTTCGGTGCGTTCAACAACGATGCTAACATGGCTGTGAATCTCGGCTTTAAGTCGTTCACTCGTGGTGGTTACACCTTCCACAAGCACGACTGGAAGCTGTTGAACTCTGACTACGCTGGTGCTCACACCGACTACCAGGGTGCTTTGATCCCTATGGGCAATGTTGTTGATCCTAAGTCTGGCGGTTCTAACCCATCATTGGAGATGAACTACAAGGCTGCAGGCAACTACAGCAGAGAGATGGAGCACTGGGTTGAAGGTGGTGGTGTCCTCGGATACGCTACCAACGGTGAGGACTTGGCTAAGTTCCACTACCGTTCAGAGTGCAACCTATGCGTGCGTGCTGCAAACCAGCACGTTGTGTTGAAGGGTAACAACTTGTCTGCCTAATTAACCTGAAGAGACGGAGGGGGTGCTTCGGTGCTCCCTCCTAAACTTCATAATCTTTTTAATTATGGCACAAGAAAGAGTATTCCCTATTTTTCTCGACGGCGCGGTTCAGGATGAGAACGGAACTGGAACAAAAACTTGGAACGGAACTTCTAGCAGAGTTAGGGCTGGAGCCACTGGCGCTATGACGCTTGAGGTTGGTGACGCCACTGTTCCTGGAACCCTTCTTATGGTTATCCACGACGGCACAAACAGCGAAACTTGCACAGTTAGGTTTGCAAGCCCACCTTGCGGAGAGGCAATCTTTAATGACGTTTTGCTTGATAGCAAGGGTGAATTTATCACCGCTATGTGGACTGGATCTGAATGGTTCTTCCTTGGAGGATCAGAAGATATCGTTGTACAGTAATCTATATCAGTAACTGAGAGGGGAGAATGGCTCCCCTCTCTTTTACTACTTTTGTTTTAATTCTAATTTTACTTTAATGGCTACTACAGCAAAGCGCGGACGGCCCGCCAAAAAAACCGTAGAGGCAGCTGCGCCCGTACAAGCAGCACCCGCTGCACCAAAGCAGCAGAAGAAAGAGATCTTTAAGGAGTATGAACCAGTGGGCCCATCTCATCATGAGTACGAGCTGACGTCTCCTAACGGAATGTTCTTTCTTATGAAGTCTGGACCTGTTTCTGTGTACGATGAAGAGACGGATTCTATTCGGGCTATTCGATATATCCCAAAAGAAGACAGCATCTACATGGAAGAGCAGACATCTAAACCCATGAAGAAGCCAATTATCTTTGAAAACGGTCGTCTTTGGGTGGCTAGAAACAAGCCCAATTTGAAGAAGTTCATGGACCTTCACCCTCTAAACCAATCGAATGGAGGCTCTACCTTCAAGAAGGTTGACTTGAGCAAGAGTGCGGCGGTGGATCTCAAGCAAGAATATGAGGTAATTGATGCTCTTGCCTTGATTCGTCAGAAGCCTTTGACAGAAATCCTTACTGTAGCTACAGCTTACGCGATGGATACGGATCGACCTGTTGATGAAATCAAGCATGACTTGATTCAGTACGCAAAGAAAAACCCCAAGGCATTTGTTGAGGCGTTCGACAACCCAGTCATTGAAACTAAAGCAATCATCAAGAAGGCTATGACGTCAGGCATCATCAAGCACGATGCTGGTCACATGAAGTGGGTTGACAACAACGGTCACATCTTGGCCATTCCTGTGGGGCAAGACCCAATGGAGGTCTTTGGCCGCTGGTGCATGACAGAAACTGGTTCAGTCGTTCTTAACGAAATCAAACGTCAGCTCTAATAGACTTACACCATACACTGAGAAAGCCTCCATTCAAGGGGGCTTTTTCTTTTTGTATATTTGCGGTATGCCAGCAAGTGTAAACGTAGTCTACAACACCCTAAAGGACTTGGTAAACAAGGACCAGCAGGGCTTCGTCACTGTGGACGAATTTAACCGCTTTGCTCAAGTAGCTCAACTGAGGATCTTCAACAGGCTCTTTGATAGCCTGAAGCATGGGAGCCGTCTTGATAGAGCAGGCTTCGGGCAAGGCAGAGACAAGTCTAAGTTCAAGCAGATCCATGAGGATCTCGCTGTGTTCGCTAAGTCGCTAGACAGAGATCAAACTGCAGAAGGGGTATTCCTAAGGCCAGATGATTTTGCTAGGTTTATTAGCATCTCTACTGCTGGTAGTCTGCTGTTTGGGCAGACCACCCGCACAGTGGCTGAGATCTGCTACGACGAAGAGAAGATTGAACGCATTCTGTCGAGCACTCTCAATGCGCCGACAGAATCGTTTCCTGTGGCTTTGGTGACTCAGGATATTGAAGTGTTCCCAGAGACGATCAAGAAGATCAAGCTCAGGTACTACAAGATCCCACAGAGTGTGCAGACAAACGGCACCACTCGATCTGATGACCCACCTACGTTTGGTGTGGCTTCGGGGGTCGTAGACACATACAACTCGTCTACCAGCAGAGATTTTGAGTTGCCAGAACACTACACCATGGAGCTTGTTGCTGAGATCGCCAGCTTGATTGGCGTGAACCTTAGGGATCAGCAAGTAACATCCTTTGCTGCTACGGAGCAAGCAGAAAGACAATCTGAACACTCCTTCTAATGGCTAGGAATTACGTACCACTAAAGCAAATCGTCAATGACTTTATGATCAGCCTCGATGGGGCTGATTATGCGTCTCATGCAAGCGATGCTGCCATCAGGAACTTTGCCCTGCGCGGGCTGAGAGAGCTTGGGTTCGACATGCTCAAGGTCATTAGATCTTTGAAGCTGTCCGTGTCTAGCAATAACACCGTCACCCTGCCAGACGACTACGTGGATTGGAGCAAAGTCGGTGTGGTTGGAGGCGATGGACTGGTGTATGTCCTTGGTGAGAACAAGAACATCAACTATTCTCAAAAGTACTCTACCTCTTCCAATACAACATACGACGCTGACGGCGACGGATTGCTAGATAGAGAGGACGACAAGAGCGGCACCACTGGCGCCGTGTCTAGCTCAAGCGGAGATGGCTTTGGAAGCTACATCTTCCGCAACTACGTGTACGGCAACAACCACGGACAGCTTTACGGCCACGGTGGAGGCAGGTACCAGGGTGAGTTTAGGGTAAACCTGGATCAAAACAGACTGGAACTAAAGTCAAACTCTGACGTCTCTCAGGTCGTGGTGGAGTATGTGGCTGATGAGGCTCGTTCTTCCAACCCTCAAGTCCACGTGTACGCTGAAGAAGCCTTGATTGCCTACATGTATTACAAGCTGATCGAGAGAAAGGCCTCTGTACCAGCAGGGGAGAAGCAGAGAGCTAGAGCTGAGTACTACAACGAAAGAAGAAAGGCCAATGCTCGTATGAAATCCTTCACCAAGGAGGAAGCTCTGAAGACAATCAGAAAGAATTACAAGCAAGCGCCTAAGGGATGATTGATAAAATTCTACCCAAAACATTCGTTACTGACAAAGACGAGAGGCTTATCAAGCCTGGCGAGATGGTCGAGGCGCAGAACGTCACGATTGTCGAGCGGGGTGAGGGCAGTGACTTTGTGATCAAAACCATGGCTGGCAACACGTCAGCCACTCCAAAGACTACAGCTGATGGCATCCAGGGGTCTGTAGAAGTTATTGGCCAGGTGGCTGATGACCAGAGAGGTTTCTTGTATGTATTTGTTAAGGGGACATCGGACTCTAACTTAGACGCCATCTACCAGTACAACGAGTCGGACACAACCTACAAAGAGGTGTTGAAGACTTCGAGGTTCAATTTCAGAAGCGGGTCTGTGTCTTTTGTCAAGGCAGATGTGTTGAACAAATCGTTTCAGAGAGACGGCAACATTCAGACTGTTCTGTACTTCACGGACAACATCAACCCGCCTAGAAAAATCAACGTAGACAGAGCCCTTAGCGGTGAATACGACAACAATCTGTTTACTGCTGACGACTTCGACACAGCTTTGGGCGCTATGAGGTGCGCCTCTGTGAAGCCACCCACCTTTGCGTTTGATACAGACACGAATACAACAGACAACAATTTCGAGCAAAATGCCATGCAGTTTGCCACTCAAGTTGTCTATAAGGACGGGGAGGTCTCAACACTCTCCCCGTACTCAAAGCTTGCTATCTCTCAAGCCGCTGTATACGGAGGCATCGAGGATGCCAACTTTGGCGTCGCTAGAAGCACGCAGAACGTGTGCCTCATCAATCACCAGATCGACAATGACTTCCCAGATATGGAGAAGGTCAGGATCTTGGCCAGAAGCGGCAACACTGGTTCTTTCTTTGTGGTCGATGAGTTTGACCCTAAGGTTGATCTGAGAAGAAACATCAATGCCACAAATACTGTGGTGTACGACGCCAGCACCAGAGAGTATAGGTTCTTTAACGACGGTGTAGGTAAGTTGGTTCCTGACTCCGAATCCCAGAAGCTGTACGACAACGTACCTCAGAAGGCAGGTGCTCAATCTATTACCGCGAGTAGGTTGATGTATGGAGACTATGAAGAAGGGTATCCTAATCATAGCATCCACACTGATGCCACCATGTCCGTGGTGTATGGCAACACTCCAGGAGGCAGCACGCAACATCTAGCATCTGGTGACATAGCCGCGATCTTTGAGTCTGGAAGCGGCAACACAAACGCTAACATGAACATTGATCTAGACCTGGAAGATGGCTCTTTGATCAGTAACTCAACGACGTTTGACGCAGGAACTCAGTTCCGTGCGTCTTTCACTTACACACCAGATTTCGTTGCTACTGCGGCAAGCACAAACTTGATCGCTTTTAGTGGACAGGTTCCTGGCACTGGTCAGATCAACCTGGCTACGAATGCTATAGACTTTACAGCTTTAACTCTGGTTTCTGCTCCTACGGTAGAAATAGCTAAGCTGTTGCCCAATGACATGAACACAGACAATCTGGCTGATTTTATTCAAAGCCAGATTGAGAGTCTTGGAGAGTTTAAGGCGAGGTTTCAGGCTAACGGACTGTCCATACCCATCAATGGAGGCGGAAGCCTTTCTGTAAATGGTGGATTCATCGATGTATTCTTCACGTTTGGCGAGGAAACTGTTGCTTCCTCAGGCACAACTGGGGGAGATCACGTAATTAGATTTAAGCCTAGGATCACAAACATAAAGTTCGTAGACCTTAGCACCACTACTGCTTTCTTGATAAACTCTGGCAACGTCTTTGCTCAGGCGGGTGCCGCTCAGAGTGAGATCAACTACACGAGCATTACAAACCCTTCATCTAATGAGTTCCTATTCATTGAGAGCGTCGGGTCTACACCCACATTCAAGGCTGGGGCGAATCACGAGTTCGGTATTGTGTACCACGACAAGTACGGGAGGACTGGCAATGTCAATGAGCTGGGTAGCATCTATGTAAAGGCTCTGCCAGAAAGAGGGAGTAATGAGCAAGGTAATGCCGCTATCCAATTCAACCTGTCTAGCACAAATGTAACCGCGCCATCATGGGCTACGGGCTATCAGATCGTGTATGGAGGGTCTTCTATTGCCGATTCATTTCAATACGCTGTTGGAGGGGGCTTTGCGAGGCGTCTAAAAACATCTGTTAATGATGCTACAAAGTTTGACGTAGACACCAGTGTCCACAACATTTATGTTTCGCTAGAAACTCTTAGTCAATACCAGAGAGACAAGAGATCTCTTAGGGATTACTCTTTTACAAAGGGTGATAAGCTTAGGATTCTTGCAAAAAGAACATCCCCTGACGACGGGTTTTCTTACGTGTCGTCATCTCAAAGTAAGTTGATGGAGTTCGATGTCGTTGGTTATGAAACAATCGACGAGACCCCAATTAAGATTCAGACAGCTGCTGTCGCAGAGGACGAGAACAACCCATACAAGGGTAAGTTTTTAGTTTTGACGGCGCCAGCTGTAGAGGGTACTGCTGCAAATACTAGCGCGAGTGACATCAACCAGTACGATGGGTTTGACTGGTATCATGTTACTGGAACTGATTACAACGGATCTGTAAGTCAAAATTCCATAGACAATCAATGGGGTCAGGGTGTGCTCGTAGAAATCTTTACACCCAAGGTTCCAACTGCAGAGAAGGTTTACTATGAGATCGGAGAGAGAAAGCCTTTGCTGGTTAGTGGTAGAATTGATGCTGCTATTGGGTCTCACGGCCCAGCATTTACTGTAAGCTCTGGAGATGTTAGGTTTAGGCCAGTGGCCACTAAGATTCCAACAAGAATCAGTGGATCTTGGCCGTTTCCTGCAAACATCAACCCAGCAACGTGGATTTACAGAACTGTCTTTTTAGAAGATCCAGCTATAACGGACCTCTACGATTCCACATCGTGGGACCAGGGTAGAGCACACACGGTATTCGAAGACGCAGCTACTGTACGGAGGCAGAACAGCATTACGTACAGCGATGCCTATGCAGAGGACAGTGCAAGGCTTACGCTTTCTCAGTTCACTCCGTCTCTTGCAAACTTCCTCGACCTCCCTTCTGAGGACGGGAAGTGCAGCTACCTGTGCAACATGTCTGACATGCTGATGGCTATTCAAGAGAACAAAGTCAGCAGACTCTCTGTGAATAAGTCAATCCTCTCTAGCGCAGAGGGTGGTGGGTTTGTTGGATTGAACACAAATGTGCTAAACCTACTTAACAGGTTTGACGAAACTTTGGGTACGTCAAACCCTGAGTCCGTATTGATTTACGACGGTGTTGGGTACTTCTTCGACAAGATTAGGTACAAGGCTGTCCAGTTTAATCCAGGGGCTATACAAGCAATCTCAGACATCGGCATTAAGAGTTCTTTTGAAGCCACATCAGAGAGCTTCCTCAAAGGAACAAACCCAAAGGTTGTGTCTGGATACGATCCAGTAGACGACATTTACTACATCACCTTCCATCCAGTATCTACCCACTTGCCTAACGGTCGCACACTCGCTTACAACACGAGGATCAAGGGGTGGCAGGGAGAATACACCTTTGTACCTGAGCACTACGGGACATTGAAGAACAAGATGATGTTGCTGGACTATGTCAGCTTGTCGGGTACAAGAAAGTTCATCCATTTACACGGCACCAACACGTCATCAAACCTGTTCTATACGTCTGCGTCTCCAGCTACCTCAAAGGTCACGGTGATCTCGAACTCAAATCCATCCAAAGTGAAGGCTTACGAGGCCATCTCCATCGAGGGTCAGGACGAGTGGACAACAACGCTTGAGTCTAGCCTTGGGCAGACAACAGGCAACCTCGTATTCTCAAAGAAAGAGGGGACTCACTACGCCAACGTAACTGGAGATACCAGCGCGAACAGCTTCAGGCACTTCATACCCGTGGGTAAAGTAGCGTCAACAGACGGTGGCACTATCACAATGCAGAACAGCCTTCGAGGTGTACACATTCCTAGCGGATATACTATCTTCAAGGCGTCGCCAGGTGCTGTGCCAGCTACAACAGGGGTTACGGTCTCAGCTGTAAACAGGTCAGCAAAGACAATCACGGCAAGCGGGTCTGGCCATGGCTTGGGCAATGCTGACGTACTGTATGTCGCTGGTAGCAATGCCGTTAATGGTGATCAAATCAGGGGTCACTACTGCAAGATCAAATGCGTAAAGACCCCAACGAATACTTCTCTGTCTGAGCTTTACGCGATCAACGCTAAAGTCAGCGAATCTAAGCATAATCACGGGTAAGACCAATAATAACTATATTTGCAATCATGTCAGTATTAGGTGCTCTCGCTTTACAATTTGGACCTTCTATCATCAACGCTGTTCAGCAGCGTGTGGGTGACAGGAAGCTTGCTGAAAATGTAGAAGATTTCTACGGTGGGCTAAGAACCGATGCACGTGCCCAAATGGACCAATCCATGGCCTCAAGAGAGGCTGCCAAGAAGGATATCGGCGTAGGGGACACGTACAAGAAGTACTTGGACATGGCTATGCAGGATCCGATGTCTGACTTCCAAAGAAAGGAAGCCATGAGGAACCAGGCAGAGAGCCTGGGTGCCCTTAGATCTGGAGGGGCACGCGCTTTGCTTGGTGGTCTTGGGGCCACGCAAGCACGCACAGCCAATCAGATGGAGAAGATTGCAGCTGGGGAGCAAAGCAGAAAGCTGGGGGCTCTCAAGACGTTTGGAGGCATTGAGCAGCAGCAAGAGAACATGCGTATCAGAGAGATGCTTAGAGACGCTAGAGGGGACTTGGGGTTGGCTAGAACTCAGTATGGTGACGCCACTCTTGGTGAGCGCCAGGCTGAGCTCATGGATATGCAATCTCAGCAGGCGTTTAGACAAGGACTGACTAGCTCTTTGTTTGACGGTCTAACTACTTTGAATGACGAGAATGAAAACTTCTTGGGCGGAATATTTAAGGCTGAGAAAGGCATGAAGCTGCCTGGTGAGTTTAGCCATGAGACAAACCCGATCGACTTGATGCAGTCTGGCGAAAAGATTGGGGAGGCCACTGGAGATGAGTACATTGTTAGCCCAGAACAGGCCAGAAAGATTTCAAAAGAAAGTAAGTTTGCGCGACAACTGTTTAAGAAGTTTGAAAAGCGTGCTAGATCATGAGCGTATTTGGTTCAGTAGGGAGTCTTGATCTCAATACAGGTGCAGGTAAGAATTACTTTGCCAAGTTTGATGAGAAGCTGTCTGAGGTCAAGGAAAAGGGAGCAGGCATTAGGGAGAAAGCAAGCACGCTTGCAGAGCCTGATGTAGATGAGATGTTTGACTCTCACTACTCTGCGTATCAGACTATGGCTCAAGACCTTAGGGAATCTCTTCCAAGCGCCTTGTCAAGCGATGCAGATATTGCCAAGTGGGAGACAAAGCTCAAGCAGGCAAATGAGTTTGCGGAGAAGTCGAAAGGATATTTCACATCAGAGTACGCGCAGTTTCAGCAAAACTCAGAGATTGCTGCTGGATCTAACCCTCAGGAGTATGAGTCTAGAGGCGTAAAAGACGGCAAGACTGTAGACGACTATCAGTATGAGTTTGCTCGGATGAACGGGAGAGACCTCTTCCAAGTTTCTACAGATGAGAATGGGATGTATGTTATCGACGGCGGTGACGCTTTCAAGGTTTTTGATGAGCATAACTTCATGCCTGATCTCCAGAACACTGATGTCCGCAATCCTGATTCTTGGTGGGCTGGACACTCTGTGGCTGGCATGGATAATAAAGAGCAGGCTGCAGATAATATTGAGGGTAGGATCATTAAGGATCCAACAGAAGCTGCAAATGCTCATCGATGGTGGATTGAAAGCCAGGGACTTGAGACGACCGTAGACCAGATGGACGAAGAGGAACGTCGTATCGCTGTACGTAAGTACGCAGAGGAGGCATCCAATAAGTGGACTCCTAATCAAAACGAAGAGACCGCAGACTCCCAAGAAGAAGACAGCTTCGACTTCAATCCATCTGACGTCGTGGAAGTTAGTGGTGGACCGAATGGAGGCCGATCTTACAACCTGCCTCCCAACTTAACGCTTGACTTCGGTAACGGCTCGTTTAACGGGGTTCAATTTGTTTGGTTCGAGGGACTGGACCCTATGATTTATTCGTCAGACGGAACAGTGTTTAATATTAGACCTCAAGATCTTGAAGCTTTGGAACAGCAGATGGATGATCAACTAGGGGACGGAGCTTTTGATAATATCTACGACGCCCTTGCTCCTCCACTCCCAGGTCAGTAACCCTTCGGCATAGCCGTAGACCTAGATTAAGTATATTTGCAGTAAACAGCTGCGAATATGAACGATAAGGCTACAGAGCTAATTCTTAACCTTTCCAAGGAAGGTAAAAGCGACGACTACATTCTCAGAAGTCTGATTTACTCTCCTAAAATCAGAATGGCCCAAGACGAAGCGGTCAGCCTCCTTGCTAAGACCCTTCAAAAGGAAGAGGTACAGGTCAAGGAAGCGTTAAATACCATCACAAACGTCGCTTCAAGTAATGTTACAGAGGAAGATAGACCTAAGCTAGGCAAGGAGGACGATAGCTGGTTTGAAAGGGGTGTTGCACAGACCTGGGATTGGTTCGACAAAATAGACTACGGAGACGGTAAAATCGCTCAAGGAGCCGAAGATCTCACTGACTGGATGGTCAACCAAGCTAGAGTATTTAAGCAGGGTAGAGAAGAAGGGTCTCTTGGTGATGAGCTCATCGGGGCTCTGGATGGCGATGCAGAGTTCGATGAACTGGCTAAATCTATCGTAGAAATCGACAGCATAGGGAGGTCAGAGGCGGCGACCGAGTTCGGCAAGCAGATGGAAGAGGTGGACAAAGCGGGTGGCGGCTTCTGGGATAAGGTTGCTGTTTTCGCCAACAACAAGTCTGGAGGCATGGAAACGCTGTTTAATTCGTTCGGAAGAATGATTGGTAGCGGAACTGAGCTTAGCGGTTTGGCTGGAGCAGGAGTTTCTGGTGTGGTGACAGCGGGTGCATACGCCACCATTGGAGGTACCGCTGGTACTGCTGTTGCACCTGGCCCTGGTACTGCTGTTGGTGCAATCGCTGGCGCGGTTCCTGGATTCTTCAAGGGTCTTATGGGCGGTGTTTCAGGCATGGTTGACGCCCACTCAACCATCATGGAAATCCTAAGGGAAGAAATAGATCACAATAACCTGTCCATGACAGGGGAGAATCTAGAAAAGATCTTCAATGATGAAGAGATTGTAAGCCGAATGAAGACTCAGGCAATCGCAAGAGGAGTCACCATTGCGGTCTTTGACTCCTTGGCTGCGGTTGGGTCTGGTAAGGCCATGGGTTTTGCAGCGAAGAGCACGTCAAAAGCACTTTCATCAAAGACAGGAAGAGCTGCTGTCGGTATGGCAGTGGAGACTCCGATGGCTATGGTTGGAGAGACTGCAGCTCAGTTGGTGTCTACAGGAGAGGTTGACGCATTTGAGTCTGTTCTTGAGGGGTTTATGGAGGTTCCTGTTTCTGGTATCACTACTGGGATAAATATGATGTTTGTTCCTGAGTACAGAATTGACGGCCAGAAAGTGAGTTACCAAGAAGCCAGGGCATTTATGGACGCGGGTCACGACCTGAACAGACTTGACGTAAAGAATGACGGGGAATTTGAGGGTAGTGTTGCCAGTCAGAAGAAGGCTCAACGCCCATCAGTAGACCAGGCTCAGCAGAAGATCAGGGAGGAGGCATCTAAGGCTGGCCTTGAGCTTGATGACATGGCCCTTCAGTCTGCGACAGATTATTCTTTATCAAACCTGACCAGGGCGGTGAAAAACGGAGACACCGAATCTGCTGCATCTATCACTCGCAAGGGCATTGACCACGCTAAGAAGTTACATCCAAGAGGAGTCTCTGAAATCGATATTGAGAATCAGAACTCATCTCAAGCGGCGAGGCGCCTTGCATCTTCAAGCAACTCTACCGAGGGATCCGTAGCTGCGGACCTGGAAAACAAGGCCGCAGCAAACGAGGGTAAAGCAAGGAGGTCTGTGGACCGTGGTGAGAAAGAGAGGTTGTCAGCTCTTGCTAAAAGTCAAAGAAACGAGGCTAAATCTAGAAGAAGCGGTCTCTTGGGTAGGTACAAGAAGATGGCACAAGCTGAGCCAAGAAAGGCACGTGCTTTGCAATCGATCGACACAGACATTCACAACATCCAGCTTGAGCTAAAGAGCAAAAACCTGACAGCAGAGTCAAGGGCAGAGCTTGAGGCAGAGCTAGAAAGAAAGGCCACCCAGAGAAAGACCCTAGAGGACAGCTTCAACCCTAACGAGGTGTCTCTGAATAATGTAGAGGCTACCACGGAAGTCAAAGAGCAGGTTCAGGATCAGATAGCTTCTCTTGAGCAAGAAAGATTGTCACTCAATGAGAGACTTCAAAGCGCTGTAGAGGAGGTTGCTGAAGGCACTAGAAGTGAGAGCGACGTAGCTGACATTGAATCAGAGATCCAGGCTGTTGAGCAGGAGAGTCAGTCCCTTGTGGAGGCTCTGTCTAATTACAACGGCGCTAGATCTGAGTACGACTCAACGCCGTCAGACCAATCAGAGGCTGGTGTCTTGGAGGCTGCAAACGGTTTGTCCTCTGTGCTCGGCATAGAGTCAGAAGCTGCTGTACTTGAAGAGCCAGCAACATCGTGGAGTGCTGAATCTCAATCGGAGAACCACTTCGCAGATGAGGCTACTGGAGGCGTACTGGGCAGCACATACACGCTTGATGGTCAAAACCAAGTGGGCCAACCGAAGGCTTCGGTAAGCATCTTCAATGAAAGAAGCAAGATCGTGAAAGGCAAGATGAGCCAGCAAGAGATGGTTCAGATTCTTAACGAGTTCAAAGAAGCCAACAAAGATATTTTTGAAGGCAACGAAGACGTCCTATCAATCGGAACGTACTACGATGCCCAGTCAGATCAGACATTCATCGACGTGTCAGCCGTGGTCGATAAGAAGGCAGCAGTCTCACTCGGCGAGCAATACAACCAGGTTTCTGTATTTGCTCTTGATACAATGGAGGAGATTGCCACTGGCGGCGACGGTAAGGTTGTAGAGGGGCTGAAGCCAGAGATCGACAGAGTAGCAGATATTAGAGCACTGACAGAGTCTAAGGCTGAAGAGAAAGAAACTTCAGCCACTGACGACCTAAGTGAGATTGATCAGCTGGTAGAGGAGACAAGATCTGAGTCAAAGGAATCAGAGGCTGCGCCTAAGTCGAAATACCCAGACAGATCTGTTCAAGCAAACAGAAAAAACGATAAAGGGACTTGGCTTGAGGGCATGGGTGGTCTCACAGCAAAAGAAGCTAAGATCCTTAACAGATTCCAAGCCTTTGCTGATTTCTTAGGTCTGGATCTTGTGGTATATCCAGACGCCGAAACAGCTGGCAACCTGGACGGGGGTGAGCACGGAACGACATGGGGTGGGCTGTACTCTGGAGGAGCAATCCACATCAATCCGTCTCAGATTAGAGAAAACCAAAGACTTGAGTTTGACCGAGGAGAAGGAGGCTTAAAGAGAACAAAGAGTTTCGCAGAAACAGTGCAGGAGGAGGTTATGCACGCAGTGATCGGGAAGACACTGTACAATATGTACTCTAAGAATCCTGATGTTGCTCAGAGCTTCAGAGACAACATTGCCGCCATCGTGGCTAGAAGAAATCCAGACCTCATTGAGAGGATGGAAGAAAAGGAAAGAGCTTACGGGAGCAAGCCTAAGGCTGAGGTCTTCGAAGAAACTACAATCGAGTTGCTGTCAGCCTTGGCCGCTGGGGATGTAGATCTTGGTATTATCGAGAGAGTGAGAATTGCCATCAACAAAATGATGATTGCAATCCATGGAGCAGCAGGGAAGGATCTGGCTATCACCAACTCGGACTCCATGAGGGCTATCATTGCCAAGTTTGCAATGGCTCAAGAGAAGGGTATCGTGTTTGGTTCGGACTTGACCGTTGACTCTCAGGCTTTTGCAGGTGAGACAAGAGCTTCTGAGAGAGTGTCACCTGCGAGACTTGCTAAGAATGAAGATGGCACCGTGACCGTCACCTACAACAAGCCTATCTACAAGTACTTCGGGTTTGGAGAAAGAAAAGATATTGGGTCTGCCAAACAAACCAAGTCGTTTAGAGATCAGTGGCACTTCATCAACTGGTGGAAAAAGACTACCGACATGGGCAAGAAGCAAGAGCTTACTGGCTTCACTGACTCTGAGGGTAAGGTCGTTGATGTTGACCGAATCAAAGGGTATGGCGCTAGAAAGAGCAACAGACTCGATTCAAACCCGATCAAGCAGAAGAGTAAAGACCTCAATAGAATGGTGTCTTCAGCAGAGGCGCAAGGGCTTATTTCTAAGTCCGTGGCCGCTGCTGTGAGAAGAAAGACAGCTCCGATCTTGAGAATGATCAGTCAGGCCGAAAGCAGGGGCGAGACAAACCCACAAGCGTTTGGCAAAGCACCGCAGTTCCAAGAACGACTTGACGGTCTGTATACTCACGTAGAGGGAATCATTGAAAGAGAGGCTAAGGCTAAGGGTAAGGAGTTTAACTTCAAAGGCGACTCGGAGACCAGAGCTTCTGACTCTCTGTTTGAGTTCATGATCAACCTCGAAAGAGATGCCTTTAGCCCTCAACACGTAAAGATGCTTGAGAAGGCTTTGCGTAACATGGGTGTTGAAATACCTAAAGGTAAATCGGTAAACTCACGTGCAGCCGCTTATGATGCCATGAGGCAGTTCCTTATGGTTAAGTTTGAGGATAACCCAGCAGCAATGCAAGAGGTGTTCCAGGGGCTTATGGGTCAGTACATGGCTAGTCCAGAACTTAGAGCAGCAAAGTTTGGCGATGAAAATCCGCTAGAATACTTTGTAAACTATCAAGCCGAGGCTGAGGCCAAGGTGGATCAAGCCCTTGATGAGGGCGCACTTACTGGCAGCAGGTTCAACAACTTGGCTAAGATGAACTTCTTTGCGGCCCTCGTGTCAGCCAAGAACCAGTCTAAGCCAAACATGGAGGCTGTTCTGCAGCTCATGGTTGAGTCAGAAGCGCTCAAGTTTGACGGAGCTAGTGGCATTACAGAGAACCTCGCCAAGAAGGTTGGTGCTAAGAAGATCAAAGGAGCATCTGGGGTTGGTGTTAGATCGTATGCCAAGGCGATTAGAAAGCTCAACTCAATCATCAACGGAGATCTTGATCTCAAGGGTATCACCCCAACATTTAAGAAGATCTACGCAAAAGAGATTTCTGAGAACGGTCCTTTTGTGAGGCCTGACGGAGAGGTTGATTGGAAGAGACTCACGGGGTTCTTGTTGTCGCCATACTCGGGGGCGAATGTGATTGAAAGAACTATGTCTCAAGCTTTGTTTGGTAACAAGGTCGGTGCTTGGTTGCTCAATATGAACCAAGAGCTTATGCCAAACCTTTCGAACAAAAAGTCAGGTAAGCTCTCAGACATCGTCACCGTAGACACTCATGTGTACAACACAACACAGCTTGTACTGGGGACGTATGAAGGGGCAGAAGGTCTTGTTCTTAGAAACTGGCTAAGGCTCACAAGGAAGCTTGAGTCTATGGGAGTTGATATGAGCAGCGTTGACTTGGAGCAGTTGGGTAAAGATGTGGACAATAGCTCCTATGATATTCAATACTCTTCTCTCTTTGGCGGCATGCAGGGCAGAGATGCTAAAAATAGGGCTGATGTAAGCAGATCGGTCGGCATAATGGCAGACATCTATAGGGCTGCTAAACAACACATTGACTTCTTGGAGGTAGAGGGCAAGTCAGAGTCAGATATTTCTGCTCTTAATCGCATCTTGGAGCAAATCGAAAATCCAAGCCTACCAGAAAGCAACTCCAAGAAGAGAAAGTCGGGGGAGTTTGTTACTCAGATGGCTAGTGTTTTGGCTGACACATTCCCAGACCAAAGAGTCACTCCATCAACAGTTGGACAGTTGGTTTTTGCTGACAGACAAATCTTCGTCGGTCACAAAGACAACGCCATATTCGATGCAGACGGTAATCTCAAAGAATCTCTCGACTACAAAACATACGCTGGGGCTCTTAGGAACTTGCCTCCAATGAAGAGCAAGTCTGATGCAAGAGCATCTCAGCTGCTGCTGTTCCCTACAGAGGCAGGCAAGAAGGACGCGACGCAATCTAATCTGTACAGAACGAGAGGTCCAAAGGAGGCTCTTGCCGTCCTGAGGAATGGAGAGTCGATCAGCAACAGAGTTGTGCAAGGAGCCTTAAACACAGATGCTACGTCAAGAAGGATTATTGCTAAGGGAGTTCAGGTGGAGTCTGGCAGAAAGGTTGGGGTTAGACTCAACCTCAACGTCATGAAGAACACAGGAGTCCCAGTTCAGACTATGCACGACAAGACCGCTACAGGCGAGGCCTTGAAGTACGCTGGTGCTGTCATGGTCAAGAATCCAAACCTGAATGTCAATCAGAACGCACGCAAGAAGATCGTTACGTTCCAAGAGAACAAGTTCCCTATGGCCAGCGTGGATGGTGAGTTCATGACCGACAACATTGATCTCATGAACTTCGACGGGGTGAAGGCATTCTTCAACCCATTCAAGCACAACGTATTTGTGGACGCTGCAGGCAGACCCATCAAGTCTGCCGAAGAAGCGACCATCGTGGGTAACACAGTTTACCTGAGAGGTGATATTGAATACTACGGTTTCAACGATCCTACCCTGAAGCAAGGTAGATCTGAGACTGCATCTGAAAGAGCAAAGAGAGTTAAGCGTGGACCTAAGTACACTAAGGCAGTCAAGAGATTCCAGGCAATGGCCGAGAAAAATGGAGTTCAGTTTGCAGACGCATTGGACGTTGAGTTGGCTTACGACAACATGCCTGTTGAATCCAAGGTCGCACTTAACGAAAGCGAGGTTGCAGCCAACATGGAGGAAGCGCAGAGCAGGGCGTCTAGTCTGCTGAAGACTCGTAAGACTGCTGGCCGAATGGCTCGGAAGTACCCAGGAGTGCGAGGCGAGATCCTTAGCAACCCTAAGAACTACTTCACACCACAGAGCCTAAAAGAACTCAAGGGAGAACTCAGTGACAAGAGTGACGCTGACCTCATCGCAATGATGAGTGGGCAGGGTCTTGGGAATTTACAGAGCAGGAATGATGATCTCGGAGTTCTTGCTACATCCGAGCTCATCAATAGAGCCGTGGGTAGAGGAGACATGGATGCTGTTCCGTTTTTGGTCGAGCAGGCTGCCGCTGCAGGAACCACAGCTGGTCGCCTATTGAGGCACCTCAGAGAACTCAAGTCTGGTACACCAGCTGGCATTGTCGGTGTCATTGAGAGCGCGGTACAAAAGCGAGGTAACAGCCTCTCTCCTGCACAGAAACAAAGGCTTGAGAGGATTGCAGCTGATCTTTTCCAAAGACAAGCTGAGCACGAAGAGCTCATGAAGCAGGCGATCGCTGGTCAGGATGTGGAGATTGAGCTCGAAGCAGCCACTAGAAGAGTGAAGCTTGCTGAAAGAGAGCTGGACACATTCTCTAACGGCGTGATCGAAAGAGGATGGGGTGAGATTGGGACCATGCTTATCCAGGGTAACTTGCTTACCCCTATGTCTCAGATCACAAACGTAGGAGCCAACATGGTAAACGCACTAGGCAAGGTGGCTGTAGATGCCGTCGCCTTGCCAGTGGAGAGACTGATCAATGCATTTGGGATTGAGTCCCCGATGAAGAGAAACTATGCAATCAACGCATACATGTACGGATTGCGTAAGTTCGGGCAAGGCTTTGTCGAGGCATTGGACACTATCGCTACAGGTCAAGAGGCTGACGGGACGGAGTGGAGAGTGCATAGAGGTTTTGCTCCGTTCCGATCATTGATGTCAGCCATGGGTAAGGGAGACCTGCCACTCGGGCCAGATGGAGCAGTTTCAAACAGACAAAGAGTCAAGCTCGCTGTTCAAGGGACATTTGGAATCCCAGCTGAAACCATGTTCAGATTCTTGACCCTGGGTGATACTCCATTCAGAAGATATGTTGAGGGTATCGAGCTGTATCAGGCTGGTAAGAACATGGGATTGGAAGGCGACGCTTTGACTAACTTCATCAAGCACCCTACAAAGAAGGCAAGAGAAGCAGCTGAGAGAGAAGGAAGAAAGCTTACGTTCCAAGAGAGAACAGCCATGTCAGATGTGGCGGAAGACTCAGTGAAGTTCTTCGAAAGAGTCATTTCTAAGGGCATGTCTTGGGTTCCAGGTCTTGATTCAAATGCGTTTGCTAAGTTCGTGATTAGGTCTAATATGCCTTATGTTAGAACTCCAGCAAACATGCTTATTGAGACATTGACTTACGTGTCTCCATACGTAGCTGGACCATCAATCGTAAAGAAACTATCCGAGGGAGATGCTCGTGGAGCATCACAAGACTTTGGTAAGATCGTTGTTGGGACTATGGTTTCTCAGACTGCAGTCGCTCTGATCAGAGAGGGCTTGATCTCAGAAGCCCTCGACTGGAGCGATGACGAGAAGAGAAACATTTCTTACGACCAGTTCCCGCCAAGTAGCATCAACGTAACAGGTGTTCAGCGTTGGGTGAGAGGTGAAGATTCATCTCACCAGCCTGACGACGTGTTCGTGGGGTACAATAAGCTCGGTATCTTGGGAGCTGTGATTGGCGCAACAGCTAAGTCTGTGAACAAAGAGGAACTCAGGCAGAGAGACGACGAAGAGTTCGCTTTGCACGCCCTTCAGGATGTGTTTGGTGTGGGTGCGTTCTCAGGAATTACATATATGATGGATCAAAGCTTCATGCAGGGAATGTCTACCCTCCTGGATGTAGTGGGATCTGCCGATGTGAAAGACCTGGAGAAGAGCTTTGAGAAGTGGACCAGAACTACGTTCCAGGCTGTGTCTGCAACTGTGCTTCCAAACACGCTTTCTGCTGTGTACAGGGGCAACAGAGAGTTCTTGCCAGACACGAGAGTCACCAAAGATATGTCTACGACAGAAAGAATGCTGACTCAGATGGCATACACCATCAAGGACAGAACGTTTGGTTTGTCAGAGCTGCCAGTTCGTGTGGACTGGAAAGGTAATCCTATCAAGCAAACGCCCAGAGGCACCACTGGTATTGCGTATCAGATCTTCGACATCACCAAGTCTAGACAAGGTGAGGCGGATGCTGTGTCTAACGAGATCTACAGGCTTTACGAGCAAACAGAAGACTTGACTAAGGCCTGCGGAACTCCTGGTTATGCCGCAAAGAGAAAGATCAATGTACCGAACATTACTTCCAGATACAAGAGCAAGCTCCAGAAAGCAGGCATCAATTACCCATGGATGCAGGACGAAGAGTTCCAAGATCAGGCGTTCTACTTGAACACCACGCAGCTCAACAAGCTCATGGAGGCTTCAGGTAAGGAGCGCTATCAAGAGCTCGAAGCTTTGATTGCAACAGAGGAATACGCCAAGATGGGCGACGAAGAGCGCGTCATGGCTATGAACAAGGTTAACGACCACTACAACGGAGCAATCGAGTACCAGGGCAACAGATTCCGCAATCACACCCTGATGCTCTTCCAAATCATGCAAGAACAATACGAAAATGAAAGATCAGAAGATTAAAGACACGGGCCTCGGTAAGTGGCTCAAGTCAAAAGCACCTAATGTGCTTGATGTTGTTGGGGACTTGTTGCCCGATAGCGGTGGACTTGGAATCGTAAAGAATCTTATCGACAAAGACCCCGACGTCAACACAGACGAAGGGGTGGCTGCCGTCGACGCAGAGATCCAGTTTCAAAACAACGTCACCGAGAGATGGAAGGCAGATATGGGTAGCGATGTGAAGCTTGCAAAGCTGATCAGACCTGTCACTCTTATCGCCCTGATGAGCATGTTTATGGTGACTATGTTTATAGACAGCATGGATAATGTAGCCTTTAATGTAAAGGACTCTTATGTGGATTTGTTACAGATTTTGATGTTGACTGCGTTTGGTGCATACTTCGCAGGAAGAACCATCGAGAAAGCCAAGAAATGAGAGGTTTATTGCTTATGTTTTTGCCTCTGTTTGCAACAGCGCAGACAGGCTGGGTCTCCATTTCTATCCAAGGAGATGGCTATGGGCAAGAAACCACATGGCTAGTTCGAGACTCAAGCAACGCGATAGTTGCGGGGTCTGCTCCTCTTCAGGGTGAGTTCCCGTATGTCGAGGCGTTTCTTCCACTGCCTCTTGGTGAGTACACCTTTACCATCTACGACTCTTTTGGCGATGGCATCTGCTGTGGATTTGGTGAGGGGTGGTTCTCGATCAACACCTGTGAGTTAGACACCACGGTGTATGACTTCAATACCTCAGAGCAAACCATTCCCTTCGAAGTGCTTGCCTGTCCGCCACCAATCTTCGGTTGTATGCAGGCGGGTGCAATCAACTATCACCCATGGGCTAACGCCCCTGCACCCTGCGACTTCCCGCCTGTGCAATGCGAAGAAGGATACAACAACATCCTTGTCACAGTTACGCCTGACACTTATGCAGCTGAGATCAGCTGGGATCTAATCACAATCCCAGACGGTGAAGTGGTTGCTGAGGGGTCAGGCTATTCTATTGTAGGAGCTCCCATTGTGGAGGCTGTGTGCCTACCTGTTGGTTCGGAGTTTAGGGTGGACGTGTACGACAGCTTCGGTGATGGTATGTGTGGTAGCTGCTACGGGGGTGTTGACGGCAACTTGCTTGTATCTAGCCTTTGTGGAGAGACACTGTACTACGTTGGTGATACCACTCAGTACGAAGTAGTATCAAGTGATACTATCGTGATTGACCCATGCTTTCCTCCTATCCCTCAGGGCTGCACCGACTCATGGTTTACAGAATATGACCCTGGTGCTGTTATCGACGACGGCAGCTGTCAGACAGAAGTGATTCTGGGATGCACTGATCCTCAGGCAATTAACTTCAATGAGGATGCCAACACGCTAGAGACAGAGGCCAGCTGTGACTTTACTCTGACACTTACAGACGGGGCAGGTGATGGCTGGTTCGGTAGCTGGATTGGGGTTCAGCAGGGAGACGAGATCTGGGGACCATTTACCATGTATCCTGCCGATGAGTTTGAGAAAGAGATTCAGATCCCTCTGTACTCTGGAGAAGCAGTCAGGGTCATGTTCTTTACGCAGGGTAATGCAGAGACCACAGCCTCTCAGTGCGGGTTCTACTTCGACGGACCTAGCGGGGTGTTCATGGAGGGCGGAACCAACCCTTGGTCCGACGCCATCAAGAAGTTCCCATTCAAATACGATGGTATCCCCGTGTGTGGAGACTTCTGCGTGGAGGGTGTCGTGGGATGTACGCTCAGCTTCGCCTGTGACTACAACCCAGAGGCAAACGTAGATGGTGACTGTACCTTCCCGATCGAGTACTACGGGTGCGACAACGAGTGCTTGAACGACTCGGACGACGACGGTATTTGTGACGAGCTGGAAGTCGCGGGATGTCAAGATCCGACAGCCTTCAACTACAACGAGGCAGCTACCGATGAAGCAGATTGCGAAGAGGTTGTGTTCGGCTGCACCGACCCAACCATGTTCAACTACAACGAAGAGGCGAATACAGAGAACAACAGCTGCATTGAGTTCGTGTACGGCTGCACCATCCCTACCGCCATCAACTACGACCCGATGGCCAATACAGAAAACGGTAGCTGCATCTCTCCGATGCCTGGGTGTATGGACCTAGACGCAGCTAATTACAACGTGTACGCCAACGTTCCCGCTAACGAAGAGTGCCTTTATGATGCTGGTTGCATCACTGGCCCAGGGGAACCATACTGGGCCAATGATTACTGTTACTCATGGGTGATCGAGGTTGACCCTTACTGTTGCGAGGTGGGGTGGGATGCGGTGTGCATTGAGATGTACGAATACTGTAGTCAGGGCGTGACCAACGTGATGGACATGGGTTATATCCGCGTTCAGTTATGGCCCAACCCAACTAGAGATGTCATTAACTTCCAGGCGCCTGTCGGAGCATTTGCAGACGTTTATAGCGCCTCTGGTCAAATCGTAGTATCTGGCACTACATCGGGGCAGATCGATCTTAGATCGCTCCCTAAAGGCGTCTACGAGGTTGTCGTAAATTACAAGGGAAGGATTGTCGTAGAAAGAATCGTCAAGCAATGAGATATATTACAGCCATAATCCTGATGATGCTGAGCTTCAGTGTCTCAGGTCAAGCACTGAAGAAAGCGTTCAAATTCGCAACCTTCTACACAGCATTTAGCGGAGGTAACTCTCTGTCGGATCGAGAGGTGTTCTCTGTTTCAAACGGACTGGAGACAGATGTTGTTGAGACTCCGTTCGACTATTCCCTTACTGCAGGGGTTCGTAAGATCGCTCGCTTTGGGTACGAGAATAGAGCCAATACGTTTTACAACGGAACAGAGAAGTCCTACGGAGACGCCGCCACCATCGGAAAGGTGAGCGGCTTCGAGTTTCTATTCGAGGGGGACTACAGAAGGCAGCAGGGCGTTAACTACCTGGACCAGGACTACTTCCTGAGATACGTGGCTGACAAATGGATCACCAAGGTTGAGTTCTTGCAGGATGGATTTGCAGATGTCAGATACTTTGAGGCTTCCCAAAGAATCAGGGCTAAGCTTGGTAAGCTGTCGCTTAACGCTGGAATCATGCAGAGGCTGTCAGAGCCATACGGGTACGATCCTCTTAATGAGTGGCTCCTTGAGAACAACCAGCTTCACTTCACTTCACTTGCTATCCAGGAGGGTTATGACATCGACGTCAACACAGGAGAGTTTTTTTCTCCAGACGGTACGCTCGTGGCAAATAGTTACGAGGTGTGGGAGGAGATCGTTGTCCCTGACTTTCTTGAGGACTATGTAGCAGATAAAAGAGGACAGCTTCCGAACCAATGGGTTCATTCACTGGTAGTTGGGTTTGACTACTATCACTTCACAAAAGACTTCTGGGTTCACACCTGGGGCAATGTAATTCCGTATCACCTAGACACAGATGGTGAGTATTCGTATCACAGGTTCGTGAACAGCGGTCAGTGGATCGATTACTCTGGAGGCCTTATCTTTGGAAAAAGATTCAACAAGAGTTTTGGTGTGTTTGCAGAAGGCAAATTTCACAAGTACTGGGATAGATCTTGGCACGACTTCTCTGTTGGAATCAACTATGTAATCATTTGATATGGCTCAACAGATAGGGGAGGACACTAAGATCACGCTAGACCTAAAGACAATAGGCATGGCGGCAGCGGGGATTGGTACAATCGTGGCCATGTGGTTTGCCCTGCAGGCAGACATTGCGGAAGCCAAGGAACTTCCCGCTCCATTAGCGCCAGATATCACGCGCATGGAGTTTGACATGAAGGACCAGCTAGTCCGTCAGACAATCATGAGCACACAAGAAGATATCACCGAGATAAAAGAAGACATCAAGCGTATCGAAGAAAAAATAGATCAACTGAAATGAAAAATGAAAGCAACACTAACCCTGTTTGCGCTCTCTGCGTTCTGGTTGGCGGCCACTTCTGTGGGCGTTGCGGAATCTGAAGAAGTTTGCAGCTCGGGTATCTGCGTGATTGAGTTTAACGCCTCGTTTAACTCAGGAAACAGTGTGCCCTGGATCGAAAAGCTTAGCGACTGCAACACGGCAAGGGTTGACATTGCGTCAAACCCTGCCATGCAGTCCGACCACAAGATTGTTGTGGTACCTACAGTCGTTGTCTTCAACGAAGGTGAAGAAGTCAAGAGATTTCAAGCCAACATCATGATGACTCTTGAGGCTACCGAGGACGATGTCCAAGAAGCCATCGACGAGATCTTGATGAGCGACTTTTAACCTTCACACACAGCGCAGTTCAGGATGTCCCTACCCACTGCCTGTGCTTGGTTGACCCCGCGCTGGTAGTACATCGTCTTGATTCCCAACTCCCAAGCCTTGATGACAAGCTGGTTGACGTCCTTTAAGGGGACTTCGTCGCTGATCATTACATTCAGCGACTGTCCCTGATCAATAAACTTCTGACGGTCAGCTGCCTGCTGGATCACCTCCATCTGTGAGATCTCAGCAAACGTCTTGAACACATCCCTCTCCTCCTTTGACAGGAATTCCAGATGCTGTACTGATCCCCCCTTCATCATAATGTCCTTCCAGGTGGCTGCGTCATCTTTACCCTTCTCAGCCAAGAGATCCTTGAGGTAGGGGTTCTTGTAGGTGAACTTACCCTTAGCCAAGTCCTTGGTGAAGTAGTTAGACTGCAACGGCTCGATAGACGGCGACACCTGCCCCAGGATGAACGATGACGAAGTGGTTGGTGCCACTGCCATGGTCGTGCTGAATCGTCGGTTATATCCCTCCAAAACGGCTGGGCTTCCCTTCTCTCCTGCCAGATACATGCTCGCCACCTCACACTGCCGCTGGATCTCTCCGAAGATAGCCTTGTTCATGAACCGAGCCTGCATGCTTTCGAATGGGATGCCTTGACTCTGCAAGTATGAGTGGTAGCCAAGCACGCCGACGCCGATGGATCTATGCTCACGAGCAAAGCGAACAGCCTTCTCCATGAATGGAATGTCCTTGGCCTTCTCGATGAACTCAGAGTAGACCGCATCCAAGAACGAAGCCAGAAGCTGAACGCCATCAGTGTTCTGCCACTCCTCGTAGTGCAACGCATTCATGGACGACAGGCAGCACACAAACGACTTGTCCTCGTCGGTGTACTCCATGATCTCAGCGCACAACTGGGAGTGCTTGATCTTCATGCCCTTGTCCTTGTACCACTGAGGCGCCTGATCGTTCACGTTGTCCGTGAAGAAGATGTATGGGTAGCCTGTCTCGCTACGCTTCTTGTGGATCTTGGCCATGATAGCACGCTTATCCTGGTCGCCGTCGATCATTGACTGCATCCAGTCGTTGCCGATACACACGGCAAACGACACATCCTGGATCGGGTGGCCCTCGCTACGAATTCGGAGGAACTCCTCGATGTCTGGGTGCTCGACGTCCAAGTACGCAGCCCAGCTACCACGTCGCACCTTTCCCTGCGAGATGACGTTGGTTGTGGTGTTGTACAGCTCCATCATAGAGACGGCCCCGTTAGTCTCACCACCGCTGCTGATCTTGGCGCCACGAGGACGCAGGTTCCCGAAGTACGTGGCCGTACCTCCACCCACCTTGCTCATAGCTCCCACCTCTGCGGCTCCACGAAGGATGTCGAACGTGTCGTCCTGCACTGTGGTTCCGAAGCATGAGATAGGTAAGCCTTTGTTCTTGCCGAAGTTCACCCACACTGGAGTGCTCAGGCTGTACCATCCAAGAGCCAGGTTCTCGTAGAACTTGTCTGCAAACTGCTTGTCCCCGAGGATCATACCTGCGTGGTCTGCGATCTCTCGCGCCCTCTCTTCGACGGTTTGTCCAGGGTCTAGGTAGCCCTTTTCCATAAATTGACGGGTCTCTTCTGTGACCCAGTAAAAATCTTTCATTAAAATAAATCGTCTGCTGTGAAACTCTTTGTGCTTTTTGCGTAGTCGATAGGCTTCTTGTGGAAGAAGTCAGATAGGGCTGAGGCATATACCTCCTCGTCCATCCACGCGGTGACTTCCAACCTCTCCTCGTTGACAGGAAACTCGAATGCAAACCCGATGCGGCGCATGCTCTCGTTCACTCTGTTCTTGAGGTAATTGTTTAAGATAGGCTCGCTAAGGAACTCATTCTCAAAGCCTTGCAGGATCCACTTAATTAAGTTGCTCTCTGCGTCCAGCGCAACCTGGGCTTCTTCCCAGATGCGTGTCTCCAGCTCAGCGTCAAACAGCTCGGGATGCTCAGCACGGATCTGGTTGATCAGTGCCATCCCACCCTCAGCGTGCAGGTTCTCTTCCTTCGAGGTGTACTGCACCACGTTTGCGGTGTCCTTTAGCACAGCCTTGAAGCGGTTGAATCCAAGCACAGTGTAGAACTGGCTGAACAGAGAGACGTTCTCGGTGAATAGCGTGAAGAGGATGAGACTGTAGAGGAACTGCTTCTTGTCGTCTTCAAATACGCGATCAACGTATTTGTTCAGGTAAGTAACGCGGTTCAGTACAGGCTCATTCTCTAGGAGGGTAGTGAACTCTCCTTCCAGTCCAAGCTTACTCAAGATCTCAGAGTAAGCGCGGGAGTGGATCACTTCAACGCCACCAAATACAGCCCCCATGTCCGCAATCTCTGGCTTAGGCAGATGCTTTCCAATGTTTGACCAGTATGATTTTACTGCCACTTCAACTTGGGAAATGAGAAGTATGGCTCGCTTGATTACTGCTCTCTCTTGATCGGAGAGAGAGGTGTGGTAATCTTGGACATCAGCTTTGAAGTTAAATTCGTTGTGAGTCCAGTGGCTTGCCCACATCGCATTGATGAGTGGGTCAGTAATTTCAGAATAGTCAAAGGGCTTGTAGCTCAGCCTCTTCTCAAAGATTGAGGTAGTCATGGGTTGCTGTAAATGAATGGTGAAAGGACGAGTAAGATACTCAATAATCTGTTTCGTAAGGCCAAACGCGATACGATTCTAATAGATTGAGATCCATCAAGTTGAGCTTGGTAATGACGTCCTGCCGATCTTTGCGTGTGTACTTTTTGAGGTACGCATCGCGTTTATCGGTGACGACTTCGTCCTTCACGTGCTTCTCGCACCAGAAGGCAAGCTCTTGTCTATCGACAATGACAAACCCACCCTCTTCGGGCATATCGAATGCGATGATGTGCGCGTTGCCATACATCCATCCTGGGTTTCCCCTAACGTTCTTGAACTCACACCAGATCTCATCTGGTAGATTGTTCCCCTTTACATCAACTGCGTGCTTCCTGTCTGAATACAGGAGCCAGTAGTCGATGTGCTGGTGCATATCCTCCTTTGGGTTGGCCTTCATGACCTTGAATCCTAACTTCTCAGCGGCTCTCTTGAACCTCACCTCTGCCATTCTACCAGTTGAGTTAGAATAACTCCTCCTGGCTTTTGTCTGCATTTGATTCGAAGTATTCGTAGGATGCGTCTTTAATCAAGCTGGCCTCATGTCGGAGCTTAGAGATCAACGAGTCTACTGCGCGTGAAATTTGACCTGGGTCTGTACGTGGTGCGCCCTCAGATGTGTAGAGATCTTCACAGTAATTCGTGATGGTCTCCTGCATCCTCTCTTGCGCGACGCCGTACAGCCTGCCTAGCTCTTCGATAGGGATTGGCTTCTTCATCCTTTTTAGTTTGTTTGATAATGTAAATTGCTTGCTCGATCTGTCGCTTGTTGCGGCAGATGAAGAGCATTGGAAGTGGCTCACCTTTCTTAATCAGATAATCCATGAACAGCTTCCACCTCATGGGAAAATCATGATGTGAATGGATGTACCCTTTCGTTTCGATGATCCAGCTTCCGTCTTTGGCTACGAAGTCAGGAGTGTATTTGATTGGCAGCACCACTTTGTTTGTCTTGTCGATGAGCCCCTTTGATTTAGGGGTCATCTTCCAATACGTCTGTGGGTACCAAAACTTGGGCATGATCTCGTACTCGTGTTCCTCATAGGCAAAATCTAGGCCCAATTCAGCGAGTAAGTTACCGCAAGTCTTCTCTAAACCACTCTTGTACTTTCCTAAGTCCTTCTTCTTCGAACTCCCCTTACGAGAAGATTTCTTCGTTTGTCGCTTCACTATGTGAAGTTACAGCTTCTTTTCCGAAAAAGAACTCGTTAGTGGGCATGTTGAACTTCTCGTACTTATCAAACTCCTTGTCAATGCTTTGAAACAGCTCCTTGCCTGTCGTGTTGATGCGAAAGGCTGTGTGCGCTGTGTTCATTGTAAAGGTGATTGGGTCGTCAAACGAGGTAGGCTGTCCTCCTGTCTCGGTTTCACGGACCTTACGAATGTGCAACTCAGTTGTCTTTTTGATGTTGTGATCTGGTGCTTGTACCTTTCGGTGGACCGTAACAAAGCAGTCAGCTCGGTTCACGAACTTACCGCCTCCCTCTGTGTCTTCTGCGAATGGTGCTACAGGCAGACCATCGTCACCCTTCCGTCTCTGCGCTTCCGTCACAGCGTGCATGTTAAGCCACACAGCGATGTCGTTAGTGGTAGAGAACGTCAAGAACTCTGAAGCTGCTTGGTAATGGTAGTCATGAGAACTCCCATTACCTGTAAGCTCAATCTTTAAGCTGTTGTACGGGTCCACAAACACAGCGTCACATTCCTGCTGACGAACGATCTTCTCAAGGAAGACAATGATGTCAGAGTAAGAGTACACCTGGTTGTTGCTAATCACGGTAAAGTGATCGTTGACCCACTTGTAAGCGGCCTTCCGTTGATCGTAGTTCATGTCTGCGATCCTGCGATTGACAGCGAACTGCATGAGCGACATCTTCAGGGATGCGGTACGGTTCTCCGAGGAGTACACAACCCACTTCCATCCATGCCGCACGGCTGAGTTCACCATCATGTATAGTGCAAACGTAGTCTTACCTACATTGGAGTGGCCGTTCATAATCAAGAACTCTTTCTTGTAGCGAAAGTATTCGTCCAGCTTGTCGTCGCCAGTGTCCAATCCCACAGGGATCTTACCGTTGGCGTAGTCGTCAATCCATCGGAAGTCCTCGTCATCTGAAGAGATGAAGGACATGTCACCGTCGTTGATGAGCAGCTCGCGCTGTGCTTCCTGCTCGTTGTCGATGATCGCACGGATTGGTAGTCGCTTGCCGACCTCAATAGCCTGACGGATCGTAGTCATGGCTGCGTCCTCGCTGTCGATGTCACGTTTGCAGATCTCACGGAAGAGAATGCGGACAGCCTCCTCTTCTTCGAGACGGCCTGCAGATATGTAACCACCAACCAGCTTAGACGCTTTCAACAGGGCAGCGTGCTTCTCTCCCTCCTCAGCTTGCCGCACCATACGGCAAGCGAGGTTCAGCTTCATGTAGTCCGTGAACTCTCCAACCTTGGCTTCCTGTGGCTTCTCGCTCTTCTCAGAGGCGAAGGCACCAAAGCTCTTAGAGTCGGGGTTCAGGATCAGGTCTGGGTCGTAGGATTCAAAGCAAGCCCGTGACTCATTGACACCTGACTCGTCAACCTCCAGGTCGTACTGCTTATGGAAGTAGGTTCGAAGGGCACGGAAGTGATCGCGGTGTCGCTCAGGGTTGGTGACTTTTACCAGAGCCTTGAGCCCATCACCGCTCGGTGAAACCCAGCAGCTGTAGACGTAATCATCCGTAGCCAACGCGCCTTTGGCCTGAGCAACGTCAATGTGATCGAAGTCCAGAACAAGGAGACTGCTGTGCTCGAATAGAGCATCGTCTGCACGTGTTGCAAACTCACCGCTAAAGCATACGACAGGAAGTTTCTTCTTGGCGTCTTTGTTTCCAGACCGTATCGCATCAATCGTGGTTTTCGATTGGCCCTTCTTGATTCTGTCGAGGGCAGTCGACACGCTGACATGGTGCGGTGCGTTCTTGTCGAAGACGGTTTGGAAGAATGTCACTTTCATTGTAGTCGTATTCAAGGATGAGTTCTAGATAGTGAATGGCTTTTAGGATATCCTCCGCCCCATTCTTTTCGCGGTGTCGTGTAACGTACTTGATGATGTTGCCCTCAATAAACGGGATGCCGTTCTTGAAGATGAACTCGGTGGGTTGGATGGGCATGTTGTAATGCTCTCCGCCCTCTTGTCTGTCTGATGGTTTCATACTGCTATTCGGTTTACTTTTCCTACTGCTTTTACATGGCTCACCTCGCGCAAAATTACTTGACGTTTGCCTTTGTATGCTTTACCGTACAGATCTCGATCGAGCCTGCTCATCGTCTTTATGTCATGAGCCATGATGTCAGCAGGTGTTGTGTACCTGCTGACCACCCAAACAGTTCGCCTATGTATGATCTTACCCTTTTTATAGGCGACCTCTGCGCTCATGTAGTAGATGTTCGGGAGACCTTCATTTCCCATTTTCTTTTGAGTTTATTGGAGATCCACTTGAGAGACACCTTGCTCCCCATCACATCAGCGCAGTCGTCCTTAGTCAAGAGAACGCTGTTGTCTCCTTCCTTGTTGGGAATGATGAGCATGATGTACTTCTCTGTAAACTCTGGGATGTAGACATTGAAGTCTTCGTCGTATTCTTGCATGTTGCAGTGAAATGTGAGGTTTACATTGTCTTTGGTTCCGCAGAAAGAATAGGGACCAAGGAACGTGATGTTCCTCAGCCCCCACTCCATCGCTGCGTACAGCCCCGCTATTTTAGAAGGGCAGGTCTGCAGACTCTTGCTCTGCACTGCTACTTGCTTTAGCCGCACGCTTCTCCTTGGCAGCTTCGCTGTTAGGGTTGAAGACGCGAGCACATGCCTTGCCGTTCTTGGACATGAACAAAGTCACATAGACGTTGCCGCCATGTCCTTGTTCGTTACGAGATGTGACATACTGGTCGAGCATGTCTTTGAGCTCGTGGTCTTTGAGACGCAGGGTCCATGCTTGGACTTCGCCGTTGTCATTCAACTTGGGTTCGTCGGCCCAGCCAACGAGAACGGAATCATACTTCTGATCGCTCATGATGTAATAAAATTTAGGATATAAGAAAAAATGGTTACTGAAAAACAATAGATAAGGAACAACACTGTTCCTGGGATGGCGGCTTTGATAAGCCCGTTAAACTTTGAACTCAACATAGTCTTGATCAGGTTGTTTGCCACCTTCGAGGAAGCCTGTGATGCGCTCGATGGCATCGTTGAACTTCATCTCTCCAGTGAACAGGGTTTCGTCTGAACAATCTACCACTGCAGGCAGATATGGATAAGTCTTTTCTTGGACGAGCCAATAGAACTTCTTGACACCAAACACCTTGCAGTAGATGTAGGCTTGGATGTCGTAGCTGAAGTCACGAACGCTGTAGCGGAATTTATCTACAGCCTTGGTGGACTTGCTGTCTACGATGAACCCATCGCCGAGGCAGTCAAGAAAGCCTTTTACTCTGATTGGTCCAAGCTGTTCATTGAACTCGACTTGATACTTGCCAGATGACAGGTACTTGTCTACAAGGCCACAGCGTTCGAGGCGGTCAATCATCTGGTTGGCCATCTTCCAATCGGCAGGAGAGCATAGCGTTTTACCGTGCTCTGCAGCCTCGTCGATCAGTTGCTTCTGCATCTCCTTGTACTCCTTAGTAAGCTTAGGCCTCTTGGAGGCACGGGTCTTCTCAGAGCAGTTGTCAAGCACAGCTTCATCCGATACTACCGAGTAGGTCTCGAACGCTTTGTCGCGTTCAAACAGAAGCATATCGTAAAGGGTGCCGAAGGTCAGTGCAGGTGACTGAAACTTCAGCTCTCCCTTCATGTACTGGTCGAACTTGGCCATGTCGGTGAGTGCCACCTTCAGGGATGAGTACGACAAGTGAGGTTTGTTGTATCGCTCTTGTAGAGCCTCAGGAATGTTCAACATACAAGTATCTGTGTACAGTGGACTTTGGGATGCCCGTTTGCTTTGAGATTTCACGAACAGTCATGCCAGTCATCCGCATGTTGCGGACCTTGGTGATGCTCTCAGAATACTTGTACTTACCCGATCTGGATAGGCGCCTATCACGCATCTCAAGCACAATACTTGAGATGGCGATAGAGCCTAGAGCACCTACGATTACTCCTAAGAAAAATGTCATTTAGATGATTTTTTAGGCAAGAAGCCATTAAGTGAAAGAATAGTTGGGCACCAGATACCGACGTAAAGACCCGCCTGTTGTTGCCCTGTGAACCAAAGAGTCAGAGACATTGTCATTGAGACGAATGCTGCGATTAGGAGTGTATTTTTCATCGCACAAACTTCTTGAGACCAGCAACTTGCTTCTCGGTCAGTTGATCCTTGTACTTGCTGTAGATGGAGTCAAACGCCTTCTGCTTGTCTGTCTGTGACTTGATGTACGTTACCGCTTTGTCCATGATGTTCTCCACAGGGGCATCCGCTTCTGTTGAAGCAGGGGAGTTTTGCTTTGCAATAGCTTCTTGGACTTCATTAGCTGACGCAATAGACGTGTCGATTCCGATTCCGAGGAATGCCAACGCACGTCCGACGGCTGATGTTTCACAGTTTTCGACATAGCTTGTCTTGTTGATGTTGGATGACCCGCGCTCCTCGTGAGCGTGGCCTGTGGCTACGATCTTGCCCTGCTCTGTGGCGATGGTGCATTTGCATACACACATGTCGCTGTCAAGGGCAGGGAACTCAGTCATGATGCTGTAGTTCTTGAGGGCAGCCTCCTGGCGGAGGTACTTGATACGCTCGTTTACTTCGACGTACTTCTTGCCACGAATGTTCGTGGTCTTGAATTTGTAATTAGACATGAATATTGGATTGAATTTTTTCTTTCTCAGTAAGTAACAACTTGATTGTATTGTCAATGTATCTAATGCGGTCAACCTTAGCGGCATCGTTCATGTAGGTATTCACAATGTATGTGGCGTTTTCGAAGAGCGTATCATACCCTTCTGCCCAAGCCATGTTGATTTCATGCTTGCGACGGTAATGGATGATGGTTGTACGTTCTTTCTCCAATGCGTGAGCGGCTATCGAGTCGCCGACGTATTTGGATAGCGCAACACCCATGGCCTGACGTGGCAGGAGGTACTTGGCGTGTCGCTTCTCAGGTTCGTTGGGTAGTCCGAGCGTTTCGTAGTACATGTCTACAGCATGCTTGGACTGGTCTAGTAGGTTGTAATGCTTCAGCAAAATTACGAAGTGATTTTAGTTTCTGCAAATTTTTCTCTGATTTTTTCTTGGATGTCAGCATATACCTGCATCGCAAGCATAACCTCTTCCATCTTACTTGTGATGTCCTGAAGTGATGCTTCCATTTCGATCGAGTTGTACGACACACGATTGGTGTACTTTGGTATTACCATCTCGTTGGCGTGGCGGCAGTGTTCCACAAACTCTGCCAAGCCTGCGCTGACAGGCATTTTGACCCATTCCTCTACGTCGTACTCAATGATGTCTTCCATGGCAAACATGCGAGCAAGAACCACTGACTTGGCGTCAAAGTCATACTCGTTGATGATGAACTTGATGGCTTCTTCATTCGTCATTGTCTCGGATGATAAAGGGTTCGTCATGTGTGTGGCGCTTCCATGCAAGCTCCAGGTTAGGAGTGGTGTAGATACCTCCGTTGCGGAAGTACCCATACATCGTAGTTGTTTCATCACTCATCTTTCTTGTCGAGTTTGTGTAGTTTATTCAGTTCACGCTCCATCTTTCTGCGGCGGGCACGGGAAGTGTGGTTGTTCTTGGTGCTTGCCAAGTTCTCGTAGAACTTTTTCTCCTTGTTAGAAGCCATAGCACTTCGCGGTTTTATATGATCGGAACATTCGGTAGGCGAGGTCTTTGTAGTCGGGTGGTCCTAGGTTGCGTCGCTCTTGTCGGTTCTCCCACAATTCGTACTCCCTCACGAATTGGCGGAGGACAGCCTCTGACACATCCTCTGTTGTGTATGTGTTGTCTTCAATCAGCATCCGTCATGTAGTTTTCTACGGGTTCAAGGTCTACGTCCATAAGATTTGAAATCCTGTTTGCTTCGTGCATCTCTCGCACCCATGTCCCTGCTCGTCGAGCACCGAACACGAAAATCAAGTACCTGTTAACGACTGTGTTGTCTCGACCTGTGATTTCCTGAATCTCTGGGACTGTCACACCGCTGAGATACATGCGGGTCCAATCAATGATTTCAGGCGCTGTGACCTTTCGGTACTTAGGTGTCTGTCCTTGGGTTGAAGGAGTTGCTTTGACGCAACGTCGAGTCATCTCCCTGTTCAGTTTAATCAGGTTGAACTTGGTGTTCTCGTTCAGAGAGGCGGTGAGTTGACTCTTGTCAACGGTGATGTTTAACTTACTCATAAGTTTGAATTTTAAGTTTCATTTTGGATTCCCAGTCCCTAATCATGCAGTCGAGCATCATCTTGTCATGGGGTGAGGCTGTTTCTTCGTATTTCTTCACGCGGGCTTCAATCTTTGCCCACTGTTCGTCCATGTAATCGTCAGTCATCGGTCTACTTCGCTAAGGCGAGTCATCTTGCGTTGGAACATGGCGACTTGGTCCTTCTGCAAGTTGCAGGTCTCGCGGAGCTTGACGTTCTCGTCGGTCATTAGGGCCATGTTGGTCTTGAGTTCTTCGTATTCAAGCTTGAGTTCCGCAACCTCACGTTCAAGTGCGGCTTCACGTCCTGTATGTTCGTGCCATGCCTTGCTTGCCGCCTGCTGACGGAACTCCATCGACTCGATGGTTTGCTTGGCACGGCTGATGGCTGACTCGCAGTACCGCACTGCGGCTTCGAGTTCGTTCTTGTTTTCTTGTACGGAGTTCATTTTCTTTTGATGTCGTGGTAAAATTCGTCTATTGATGCAATGATTTGGTCTTCGTTGAACTCGAAGATGTTTTCACGTAGTCGCTCTCTTGCATACTCAAGGAGCGTGTCTTGGTCCATGCAATCCATAAAGTCGTCGAGGTATTGGTCAACGAGAGTGTCGAGGTTTACTTTCATGTCAGAAGTTTTTGTGGAGGTAGCCCGACAGCATCAGCTGTTGGTTGACGCTTGAGGTTGGTGTCTTGAGTATGCGTCGCACACCCTCGTTTTCTGATGCGACCATGGGATCGATGTTGTACTCTTCGCAGATGAAGATGAAGTCGTTTACATTCATGCGTTGTCGTTGTAAAGGTTTGTGAGGTCAGAGTAGAGGTCGAACAGCCCTGCGTCTACGTCGAAGTCAGGGTCGTGGTGTTGCTTGTCTTGATACTCCCCCATGAGGTACATGAAGGCTTCTGCTATTTCTGTGTTAGTCATTGCTCTTGAGTTTCTTGGGGATGCGGAAAGCGTGCATGCTGTAGTCGTCAACGTCGATGAAGGCATGGTTGCGGTAGTACACAGAGGAGATGAACTCGTTGAGTTGCTCAAGGTTGTGGTGGCCTTGGTAATGCCCAACATCGCTTGTGTTGTCCATGACATCGGAAGAGACACGAGCCACAAGTGACATACACAGGGGGTTGTAGTCCCATGCCACACTGCAATCTTGTTGGTCCCACGTCAGCCACATGTGCTCGGTGGTGCCACTGCCTTCGTAGCGTGACACGTCAACCTCGACGATGCGGAACACTTCGACGGAGGCGTCGTTCTCGGCCACCCAGTCGTCGTGGTCCATGTCCTCGGGGACGCAGGCCTTGTAGTCGTCAGGGTCGTTGGTCATGGTGACGTAGGTGCTGGCTGGCATGTGGTCGTCGTGGTCGATGTTGACGCACATGTCGTCGTCGCGGTACGCTTCGAGGCATTGGTCGATGTGCTTCTGCGCGGCCTCCTTGGTAGGGAACCAATCGCAGGTGGTGTCGGAGTAGCCTTCGTACAGACCGCACACTCCGTGGATTACTGCATACATTTTCATGGTGTATTGAATTTGAAGTTTGAAATAAATTAGAAGGGAGGAGGGGATTCGAACGCCTCTGCTATTGGTGACTTGGAATTTCTCGCGATTAAAAGAAAACCATGCACGCACCGACTGCGCTCCCTTGGAAGTAGTGAGGGGGATGCCTGACGTTTCAGGCAGTCACCCCTCGTTGGTCAAACTTCAACTAACCAATTTGTATTCGTTGATGAGTTGTTCGATGGTCTTGCCGTCGTTCTCGGTTTCAGGTCGTCGGTCGAGCCACAGGCTCATGGTGCGGATGAAGTTCGCGGCATGGTCTTGGGGTTGCTCCTGCTCCTCCAGTTCGTGCTGAATGTGGTAGAGTTCGTCCTGCACCTGTTGGGTGATGTACTTGATGTCTGCGAGCTTGTCACAGAGTTCTTGGATTCGGTCGTTCATGCTTGCTTGGATTCGATGATTTCGATGATGTGTTCTGCCACCTGCTCCTCGAGGCGGTCCACGATGTCGTCCACCTCGTGGTAGTCGAGGCCACACTCGTGTCGGAGGTATTTGTCCAACAGCTTGTATGCGCTGTCTGACGTGGTGTGCTTGTGATTGAAGCAGTTGGATACCTGCACTTGAATTTCGAGGTCGGTGTTGTAATGGATAGTCATGTGTTGAAGTTTTGTTGTTTGAGGTGGTTCGTATATCACCTTCTTCATAAATTCAGAAGGTGTATATACTCACCACTCCATGTGGCCCATTGGGTCGGACCACTTGGCCCAGTACATAGCTCTCTCGTAGCCTGCCGAGCCGAGAGCAATCTCGATTTCTACGTTGGTCAGGTCGGTGAACTCGCGGAGCACCCCGTAGGCAAACTCCACGGCACGCTCTGACTTCTCAAAATCAGCCCATGTGGCGTCACACGGCGCATCAACAGCCGTGTTACCCACATGAGCAATCACAATCTGCTTGACGAGGCTGACAGAGACCTCTTGCGCTCCCCATGTGAGCATGAGAGGGGCAGGGTCAGGTGACGTGTCCTGTGCATTGGCGGTGTTCATGATGCTGACCAAGGTCAGGAGAGCGGCCATCCATGCAAGGAAGGCGATGAAAGGGACGTTGATGTTCTTCTTCATGTGATGTGATGTAAATTACTTGTTTTCAATTAGTTTGACACTGCTTCTCTTGAGGGTGTAACCCTCTTTGGCTAATTGGTGCTTTAGCATGGCGATGGCGTCGGTGTCGGTGAGAGCCTGGATGGTGCCTTCGCTCCAATCGTCGCGGTCACGGCCCCTGTAACAGGTGTACTCGAAGGTGTTCATGAGTCGTTGCTTCTGTGGATTGGTGTGAGTTCAAAGGTGACACCCCATGTGCCACCGCATTCATGGCATTCGTAGTCGAGGCACTTGAGTTCGTTGCCGTCGATTGAGTAGCCGATTTCTTGGGAGCCGAGACACATGGTGTCCTCGCTTCCGCACTTGTGACATCCTGTGACGTTCATGCTTCCTCCATGTAAGATTCCACAATCATCTGCTCAGTGCAGGTCAGCGTGCTCCACTCTTGAGTGGCGTAAAGGATGTTCTCTCCGTGGAACTGAAAGATGTCAAGCATGGCTTGAAGTTTGGCTTGCGCCATGTAGTGGTTGTTCATTGTAAATGAATTTGAAGTTTGATACAGACACCCCAAGGGGTGTTTCGCCTACTGAAGGCTCATCAGTGTACCTGCTTGGCGTCTACTTGCTCGTTGAACGTCTGGACGTATGCCTCCTTGAGGGTGAAGGCCAAGGCTTCGGGGTAGTCCTTGGCAAGGGCGGTATCACGGCCCGACCACATAGTCGTGGCGATTGACATGACCCAATCAGGGTTGTGACGTGACAGGTAGTTCAGGCGGTCGAGGTGCTTGCCGTAGTGGAAGCCGTTGAGGTAGAGCACAGCGGCTCCGAGGGTTGGGAATGCGTTTTGCATGATGTTGAAGTTTGAAGTTTCGATTGGTAGAGGTGGTTCGTATATCACCTTCTTCGTAAACTCAGAAGGTGTATATACTCACCCCCTTACATGGTGGTGGTTGGGTCGAAGGGAAGGTCAGAGAAGCTAACTTCGTTAGCCGTGTCATGTGATGTGTCATCCATCAGGACGGCCAAGGTGTTGGTCAGTTGGTCAATCTTGGCTTCCAAGGAAGCGACACGATCGTCAGATGACGTGACATCCACAGGAGAAGCGACAGCCTCCACCACTGCTTCGGCCTTCCGCTTGGCTCGGCTTTCAGCCCCTGTGTGACGTGACACGGATTCGGCTGACTTTCGAGCCGCTTCGACATCGGCCTTCGGCTTGCGCTTGGATGGTGTGACAGGTGTGTCAGGGCGGCCATGAAAGGCTCGGTCCATGTGGTCGGCGACCCGAGTCTCTGGGGTGGCCTTGGCGGCCTTCTGCTTCCGCCTCTTCGAAGCCTTACGCTTAGGGGTCTCTTCGAGACCTTCGACGTATGACATGAGGGAGAGGACAGCCTTCTTAGCATCTTCGATGCGTTCTGCGGTTGGGGCGAAGGACGCAGTGTTGACTGCTGACTTGACCTCCTTGAGGAGGTTGATACGTACATCTGACATGATGAGTGAATTGAAGTTTGATTGGCAACATTGCCGAGGCCAAAGGTAAAGCCACGAATCCTACACTTCCAAATCTTTTTTTGCTGATAAGAATCTTACCCTTTAGGGTAAAAAAGCCTATCAGACCATGCGCATACATGAGGCTCGACGTCATGCAGTGTGTCGTCATGGGTGATGATGTGATGCGACGTCCGTACCATGGGGAGGGGATTGAGCCGCCGATAGATATCTCTAAGAGAGATACTTCCCTGCTGTTATGCTTCAACCAACGTCACCAAACGTCCTGACTTGCAGTCAGTTAGGCAAAAAGCTAAAATGTTTCGGCCAAAAGGGCTGTTTTGACCCCTACGGGGGTCAAGAATCGGGTTTCGGTGTGCGTGCGTGTGTGCGTACATATATGTATAATCCCCAGGATCTGTATTACTCACCCATTTTTTACCAGGATCTACATTTCTCCAACAAAAATTACGAGTAGGTTGACCGATCCTACCTCGCGTGAAAGCTTTTAGGCTGTTCATAGACAATCAGTTACGCATATTTGCTTAAAGCGGTACTCTAACAGAAATTAGTGTCAGAAATCCGCTGTAACTTTGCCTCGAAGCCAGTCAAAAGGGAGAAGCAACTCGTAAAGATCAAGCTTCTCAAAAGGTTTTGGGAGATGTAGGTACATCTCTAAGCTGTAGCTTTTATCGCTGAGAAGGGCACAAGTAATATCTTGTATATTTGTACTTGAAAAACAACACTCACAGATACTCAGCTATGAAAGCAGTAAAGAAAACATCTAAGAAGTACAGGAAGGGCGGAAAGGTCGGAGATCCAAAGAAGAAGAAGGATGACAAGTCATTCACTACTTTGAGAGAAAACCCCGCGCGTGAAAAGAATAGACCAACCGAAGCGGACCTCAAGTACATGCTCAAGGGCCCAGGGTCTGACCGATTCCTGAAAGAACTCCCCAAGGTGATCAAAGCTAGAGAGGCTATGGAGAAGCGCAATCCTGCTTCTGGGAAGCCAGCTAAAAAGTCCTTCACCAAAACAAAAAGACCAATCAAGCGATGATGAATAGCGAATCAATGGCTGAAAAGCTGAGAGCCATGATGCAAAAGCAACAAGGTGGCAAGAGCAGCTTCACCATGACTGGTCAGTACAGTAGTGCTGTCATGCGAGAGGACGGACCAATGGGTTCAAGAGAGTACGTCGTGTACGACTCCCCTAATGGTGAGCAGGTCAAGGTGTACGGCAACTGGAACGAGTATGCTGTTTCTCGTGATGAGGAGGGTCGCGATATGATCGGCGACGAGGACTACCCAATCATTCAGAATGAATCTGGTGAGTTTGTTCTCGACGAGGCCCGCCACAGCGAAAACATGGATACAGCTTATGAGCGGGAACCTGTGGAGCGCATGGCTCGTGAAACAGAGCAAGAAAGCACTCAAGGAGCATCCAAGATCGAGAACCTGCTGGAGAAGTTGCGAGACGCTCGTGGGCCGCGCCCCCGTTTTGACGAGGGAGGCGCGATGCCCGATGACAAAGTCGCCAAGATGGAGAAGGCGATTGTTCGCATGCTGGAACGTGGTGCCTCTGACAAGGAGATTGCCAAGATGGTTCGTGAAAGCGGGCTGGGTAAAGACTACGCGTTCAACTGGGATAACGTTGAGATGCGTGTCACATCCTTTAAGAAGAAGGATCACTCCCAGTTCAATGACGACTTTGGCCCTGAGGATAAAGGAGGACAGCGTGAAGATATGTTCGCGTATGGGGGCATGCTCAAGAGAATGAAAGAGATGCGCTACGGAGGCAAGATGTACCCAGGTGGTGGCAAGCTCACTGCCAAAGGGCCAAAGACCGCTGGTCCTTTCCAAGGTCCATTTGGTGGGCCTGGAGCCTCCAAGACTGAAGACCTTCTTGAAAGGCTGAACGACTACAAGCGTCGCCGATGAACTTATCAAAGAACCTGACGCTGACCGAGGTGACTAAGAGCACCACGGCTAAGCGTCGTGGCATAAATAATGAACCTGATGACTGGACTATCGAAAATCTTAAAGCCATTGCAGAAGAGGTGTTCCAGCCTGTTCGCAAAGCTTTCGGATGCCCTATCTACGTGTCGAGCGGCTATCGCTCCGAAGAGCTCAATGTTGCCATCGGTGGTTCAGTTCGTAGTCAGCACATTCAGGGTAGAGCACTCGATCTTGACGCAGACGTATTCGGACGCTGTACAAACGGTGAGATCTTCCAGTATATACTCAACAACCTTACGTTTGATCAGCTCATTTGGGAGTTTGGTGATTCGGATAATCCTGATTGGGTGCACGTGTCTTATGTGCGGGATGGTGTTAATCGTGGAAGGTGTCTCAAGGCTTGCCGAGACGAAAAGGGTAAAGTGTATTACGAACCGATCTTCGG